TGCAAGACATTTTTGATAGCGCAAAGCGTGCTGTAGAAATGTTTGATGAGTGGCACAAGGAAATCAATTTGGATTTTGGACCGATTTCATAAGTAAAAACTCGTCAGCGAGCCAGAATCATGCACCCTTGGGATCAACGACCCCCTCTCCCAAATTTGGCCCTACACAGCAATGTGTCAGGGCTTTTCCTTTTTGTGGGGCTGGAAAACACGTTTGAGAAAGCAGGAGTAGCGTGTTTTCCAGATTACTTATCGTAATAAGAGATACGTCGATAGAGATTATCGCCATAGCAGCTATTCGTGGTTTAGCTGTATAGGTGCTAGAGACATGCTATATAGAGCGCTGCATTGCTCCTAAATCTGTCTGACAGTGCCGGTCCAAACTATTTGTGCTTGTCCTGCTAAAAAGTGCTTGCATTGCCTGAAAAGCTGGTGCACAATGATCTACATGGAAAGCGCAACGGGCGCTAAACAACACAAGGAGAACATCATGCAAGCATTCAATATCAAACGTGGCCGTAAGATCATCGACACTGTGTTTTACAACGACTTCCCTAAAGATACTGCGGCAGACGTAGAGAAGGCACTTAAAGCGCGCGGAGAAATGCCGGATGATTGCTACGTTACCAAGGTGCGCCGTAAGATGAAAGATGAGTTCCAGATTCAGGGCAACTATGGCCATGGTTGGGACGTTGAGTGCACCGAAGAAACACGTACGGAAGCTAAGGAACGTCTCAAAGAATACCGAGAGAACGCCGGAACCATTGGGCAACACCGCATTGTGCACAAGCGTGTTCCTGTTTAAATAAAGCTTGACACAGCAAAGCAAACACAGCAGACTAAGCACATACGAACAACGGAGTACAAAATGACCAAGACCGAAACTCTGCAAGAAGCCCGCGAAAAAGCAAAACCGGGCGAATGGATTATGACTCTTCCGATGGGCTATAAAAATCCTCAGTGGGCGATTATGACTGAGCAGGAACGTAACAGCTTCACCTACCAACATTGGATCACTTGGGAGCGTGCTTAATTATGAAAACTTACATTGCAGAATTTCACGGCCGTCCCGTCGGTGCAATCGGTATTACTTACCACATGACAGCCAAAGTTAAAGCTGAGAACGAAGAAAAAGCATTGATTGAGCTTTATAAAAAATACGAGCACATCCGAGGTTATAAATTTACGGAAGTGAAGGAAGAGAATCATGGCTGAACAACACGGAAATTTTCTCGTCTACTCTTCAAACGCCAGCAAAAAAGGAAGCCAAAAAGCCTCTGTCACTGTGCGCAATCTGGCGGGCGACACTGTAGCGCGCATTTATAGCGAACGCTCGCAGCCTTTACGGTGGCTTCGCAAATGGCCACATTGCAACGAGCGAGCGGAACTGGTAGAGCAACTACGAAAATCATCTGTCCCTGTAGATGTTATTCAGGCGATTCTGACAAAGGGCTAGCCATGGCTGATACAGTGCTCAAGTGGTGGTATTCGTCAGGGGTGTATTACGATTTTCATTCTCACGATTCTGCACAGATGGGGCAAATGTATCGTCTCAAAGTGCTGGAACACAATATTCAGCGGGTGGAATTGTGGATGGGCGACATTCTTGTCATTAAGTGGGAAAAGAAAGACGACGACGTGTAAGAAAGTGCTTGACGTGCTTGTGTGACGCGGGCATAATGGATGCATACAACAATGCATCTTGTAAGACAAACACCTACAGAGTTCGTAAGACAAAATGCATTGTAAAAACATCAAGTTACCTACAGACAAAAATCTTATCAAATGTTAAGATTAAATCTTTAGGGAGCTTGTATGGAACGAAAAGATTTTTATGTGTATCTCCACCGTCGTGCAACAGATAACGAAGTGTTTTACGTCGGGAAAGGCGCCGGACCAAGGGCATCTCAGTCAACCAAACGCAACGAATATTGGCAGCGGACAGCCAAGAAACATGGCGTGATTATAGAGTATGTGGAAAAAGAACTAACCGAGAGTGATGCATTCGATTTAGAGATTGAATTGATCAAATTCTATCGTGAGGCCGGGCATCCTTTGACAAACTTAACTGACGGTGGAGAAGGAATTAGCGGTCTTGTGAGAACTGAAGAACACTGCAAACGAATTAGCGCCGCAAAAATGGGGCATGTGCAATCCGAGGAGACACGAAGAAAGATGAGTGAGAACAGGCCGAAAACTCCTGTTGTATGCTCTAACGGAATGTCTTTTGATAGTATTACTGCTGCCACTGAATGGGTGAAAAGTCAAGGTTTTGTGAAAATTAATAAAGGTGGAATTCAAAACTGTTGCAGTGGTCGTCTTGATACATGCGCAGGATTTAGGTGGAGATATATCATTAACGGCGTGATTGATGAGACAAATCACGATTGCGCAATAGATGAACCAATCAAATACAAAACAAAAACAATACGAAACATATTTTGTTCCAACGGTATGAAATTTGAAAGTGTGAAAAAGGCTGAAACGTGGTTAAGGCAAAACGGGTTTCCTGATGCGAATATTGCAACTATCAGGCGAAGGCTTTCTAATAGTACAATTTTGAAATGTGCTTACGGTTTTCTGTGGTCATACGAAGAATTCTGTATCAATATCGAACCAAAGGACGCAGCATGAAAAGGACAATTAGGACAAAATTTTATCGCGGGAAACGCTACCACGATCCCGTACAGGTGAACAGTTCTAGCGATGCCAATTGGGCTGTTGCTAAATGTGTGGCCCATATGCAAGTAAATCATTATCAGGCATCTAGCGCGGAAGTGTACGACGACAACACAGGCGAGCTACACGCGATTGTGACACGAAGTGTTAACGGCCAAATACGTATCGAATACCGCCGTGATCCTGTTAAGTTTGAAACACGCCTAGCCATTGGCGCATTGTTTGAGAAGGGGAAATGAAAATGGTTAAGAAAATTGATGTTGCACAGGCTATGCGATCGCTGATTAAGGAAGTGGACAGTAACATTTGCCAGCACGACGAAACATATAGAAGCGGCTCAGTCTGGACGATATGCAGTCAGTGCGGAAAGGAATGGGCAGATGACGAGGGAGGGTTTGAACCTTACGTAGAGCCAGCATGGTTGTCGAAAGCCAGAGACATTCTTAACGAATTGGAAAGTGACGAGCTATGAACAAACAACAAGCCCACACGCTAAAGCTTAAGATTGCATTGTTCGCGGAAAAGTCTGCTATGCTTGAACATGCGAAGAATAAGCAATCGAGCTTAGACGTGGCGTTGTCCGAAAGAGATAGGGCACGCGAGGAAGTTTACAAACTGTTAGATAGCTTAGTTACGGAGAAATAAATGAAACACACCAAAGAAGAATGGCTTGTCGAAGACACAACTGTGTATGCTCTAGAATTCGACAGTTTCTTTCGTGGCAAAGAGCAAATGCGCAATCGCTTTTGGGCACATGTGTATGGTTATCGCAGCACTCCGCAAGAAGAACTAGAAGCAAATGCCCGATTGATGGCAGCAGCGCCGGAATTGTTGAGTGCTTTGCAGGCTATCGCAGACCTGTACGACACTGACGAGGGGTGCCGAAGCACTCCAGAATACATTAACGCACGCGCAGCAATTAAGAAAGCGACGGGAGAATGAAATACTATGTCCTGTCACAAGGTGAAGAACCAATAAAGCTATTCTTCAACGAAGCTACAGCCTTCGCAGATGGAGCGGAATGGTCGAATGCCTACCTAGACGTATTCAATGAGGAAGGAAACAAAGTAGAGTCTTTCAAGCTTGAATACAATTCTGATAACGATAGTTTTGTTTGGACAAAGGATTTTTGATATGAACAAACCACATCGCCACAAAGATATAATCGTCGCATGGGCCAACGGGACGTTAATTCAATGGCGTCTAGATGACTCTTACGAATGGCAAGACTTGGAAAAGAACACTCCACCGACTGACGTAATCAGGGAATACCGCATCAAACCTGAACGGGAATATCCGAAGAGTAGTTTGTCGGATGACGAGTTGTGCAACCTGATTGAATTTACAAGAAGTCTTAAACCAATTCATACAGCACGCCACATTGCTGATGCAGCGGTGAAGAAATATATTCAGGAGAACGAAGAATGAAACCAATCAAACATACGGTAGTGAAACCTGTATATCAATCCGAACTCTACGCCGTCATCCGCAAGGGCGCAACGTGGGTTGTCGTCTTGTGCAGCAATTTTGAACGTGTGCAGTTTTCAGGGACGAAAACGTTTTGCATTGAATGGGCACAGGGGAATTCGTGATGACTGAAGAATATGCATTCTGGCCGTATGATCTTTTCCGGTATGTGCGCGGCGCCGCTGTAAGTGGAAAAGGTAACCTAAATAATGGTGATCCCATCGTATTTGCAGAGGGATTTGGCGCAATGAGGGCATCTCATCTATGCGATTTCTTCGAGGGATTTACACAGTATGACAAGATTAAAATTTTGGAACTAGAATATCAAAGAAAGCAAAGAGAATTGCTTTCTGAATACAAACAGAAGTTGGTCGACACTGCGCCATTTCTCTCTGAATTTCCAGCTTTTAAGGACAAATGATGAACCTAGCATATCAAGCAATGGTATTCGCACGAGAAGTGCATAAAGACCAGCGCAGAAAATACACCAATGCACCGTATTTCGATCATCTTGCAGAGGTTGCCGGAATTGTGTCTAGCCTGTTGCCAGATATATCGGGCGGACGAAGTGATATCGAATATATCTTAGCAGTGGCATATCTGCATGACTGTGTAGAGGATCAGAATGTTAGCAAGGAGTTTCTGTTACAGAAGTTTGGCCCCATCGTAACGGAAGGTGTCATGCTCCTGTCCGACCTAGAAGAAGGCAACAGAGCAACCCGTAAGCGCCTGTCACGAGAACGCCTAGCTAATGCGCCGGGATGGATTCAGACAATCAAATGTGCCGACCTGATTAGCAACACGTCTAGCATTGTGCAGCATGACCCGGATTTTGCTAAGGTGTACTTGCAAGAAAAGCAAATGCTGTTAGGTGTGTTGACAAAAGCCGATCATAGTCTTCGTGTAATCGCCTTCCAGCTTGCTACAGATGGGTTGCATTCGCTTTCACGTCAGGAATACCCCTAGGAAGCATTTAACGGCCCACTACGCCACGATCTAGACGAAGACATTGCGAATGTTGTCCGACGTTCTGCGCAACGTATAGAGCGTCCTATGCAATATAAATTGTGCTTGTAAACCTTGAATCGCTATGGTATGCTTCAACACATGAGCTAACCGCCGACAGGCAAACAACCGGAGTAATCATGGCAAAACAACTGAAATCGTTCTTCGCGCGCATGTTTGAAAGCAAATGGACGTACAGCACGGACCTGAGCACTCGTACGCACAAAGAGACAGGTGAAATTCAATATGCATGGGTAGATGATTGGGGCACTTCTTACACGTCGGAACCGATGTAATTAACTTGAAAGGAACATTAAACATGTGGACTCTGTTTTGGGATATGCACAGCGGTGGCAGTGTTAAAGTTGAGATTGACGGCAAAGAGAAATCGAAAATCTATATCGAATTGCCCGAAGCTGAAGCAATCAAGTATTTTGAGGAACGCTTCGGCCATCACCCGTATGAAATTGCTTGCGATTGCTGCGGAGAGAATTACTCGTTAGAGGAACGCGCCACACTTGACGAAGCATCCGAATATCATCGTGACGCTTGGACACTCGACGGGAAGAAGTTTAAACTTGACGTAGAAGATTATATTCAACGTGATGATGTGTTAGTGATTTATGCAAAGAATATTCTTCAGGTTGTCAAGTACCCGTCATTGGAAAATAAAAGTAAAAACGATAACGACGGAGCACCGGGAACGTTTGGTTATCTTAGCATAAGGGATTGACAATGAAACTTATCGAATTTACACAACCTGTTGTCTTTAGGGATTGTGAGGGTAACATGCTGAAACAATACAACGTTGGCGATACCGAAGAATACACAACTATTGTTGGTACGGCGGACTGTGGTTATTTCGTTACGTCATGGGGTGGTATATTTACATATGAAGCTAAGGTAAAACAATGAACAATTTGGGGTATAACGACAAATGAACCTAAATTGGAAATCCCCCGAAACCCGTAAGCGCCTGCAAGAGGCAATCTTCACGCTTACGAATCCTCATATGCCGCACATTGATTTGATTGATTTGTGGCTAGATGCTTATGACGAAATGGGCTTGCAAGACTTTTCAACGCAACATGCTCTCATTCAATGGATGACAGGGAACGGGGTTATTGAAGCTGCAATACACCTTGTCAAAGAAGCTTTTGAGAGTGGTAATATTGATGAGAATGGGAATGTTAGGTTATGAACCGACGACAAATCGAAGAATGGACAGGCTCAACTGTATATCTTACATCGTGGCCTTTCATGGGCAGTGTAAACACAGCAGAAGGTAAACAATACGGTCCTAACTATGATGTCTCTAAGCCGTGGGTGCTGCTGAAGCTTACTAAGGGCGGAATGGCAATGCTCTATGATGGAGAGAATACGATTAGTGTTCCTCCGTTTTATGTCAATGATAGGATTACTTTGAGATGACTACAACAAAAGTTTATGACAGAGATAATGTCTATCAATGCTGTATCGTCAAAAATGCGCAAGGATATGAGATTGTATTTCCTCAAGATGTGACGTTGAAAAGCAAGTATGTAAATTCAATCACATCAGTGCATAGATTCCTTGATTATTACTTTGGCGAGGGTGAATGGGGGCTTGAATGAACATTGGAGAAATGATTACTGCGCTTTCTTACGTCAGTAACGATTGCGTCATCCGTAATGCCGGAACAGAGTTTTGTTCATACCGTGGATATTACGAACATCTTGCAATCTGCAATACGAAAGAAGTCACTGTAAAAGAGTTCAAGAAAGTGCTTAGAAAGCAGATCGGAAAAACATATACAGGGTATAAGGGCGGCGAGTTTTTGATGAACCTTGATACAGAATTGTTTGTTGCCAATTATGGCTCATGTGGGTTGTGGGTGACAGGGATTTCTATTGACTCAGAAGGTGTGTTTCTCGCCACGTCTGCAAAAGATATGAACGGATATTAAATAGTGCTTGACATGCTTGGATGGCTTCTGTACCATGTGCTTATACGATAACGAATGGAGGGGCAATGTGAGCTACATCAAACAAATCACAGTTGACACAAATTGGCTGGACGCTGTCGATGGCATGAGCGTTGCAGCAGCAATCGAATACCTGCACACGCTAAACCCTGAACACACCTTGTCATACGGCCTAGAAGGCGATACGCACGGTTGCAACGTGACAGCATGCTTGACATACGATGTTCCGATGACGAATCAAGAGATTCTTGCACAGCTTGAGGTAAAGTACAGCAATGAAATCAAGATTTACGAGGCAGCAAAACTTAAACATATCAGCAGAGATAATTTGGAAGGTATCGACCGTTGCACTAAGATGATTGTCAAATATGAATCACTGTTAGCTGAAGCTAGGGAGAAATACAAATGACAATCGAAATTGAAGAGTTAATCGAAGCTGTAAAAGAGTCAATGTATTACCCTTACGGTGGTCAGCCATACATTGACGCTCGCGACTTCCTTGATGCTCTGTACAGTTTGAAAGCTAGGAAAGAAACAGTGGTGGACAAATGACACGCCTATATTATTATGAACTCCCCAGAGACAAATACATCGGGGAAGCTGGCACAACGCCTGTTGCTATGAATTCCTTGTGCAATGCTGTATCTTCGGAACGGCGGAATGGGCCAAAGAATGGTATAATGGCTGCTGTGGGCCATACGAAGGCCTTAAAGACGCTGTATTGTGTTCTTTTGAGGCAACAAATTGGCAGAGGGAGGAATGATGAAATGGTTTAAGGTTATAGATAGGATGCTACCACCATGTCAAACTGTTTTAGTTGCTAGGACGAAGAACAACAGACGAATTGTTGAGCAATATTATGTCAGTACTCATCCGGTAGAGTGCGTAGAAGATGATAAGATTACACACTGGCAATGGATGCCCGGATTACCGGAGTGTGAAGGATGATTATTCAATTAGCAGTATCACACCAATGTGATGCGACAACGATTGTTGCCATTGTCCCCGGCCCTGATGATGTGCGGACGGTTGTTTACACAGGGACGCATTTAGAGGGCGATAGCGTGGGAACGATTGAGATTGATACGTCGGCACATACAGAAAGGATTATGCGTGTCTATCAATCCTTTGTGAAGACCCAAGAGCAGCATATCAAACATCTTTCCGAAGCATTGCAAGAGTGCCGTAAAGGCTACGACGAAGCTAGGAATACGTTGCAGAGCGAAAGGGACGCTAACGCTATGTTGACGGCTGAGATTGAGAGGTTGGAAACATTGGCTGTTGTGAGTGCTGATACGGTGGCGAAGGAGATGAATGAATGAGCAAATACCATCGTTATCCTATTTGCAGCATTTGCCGTGCACTTGGTAAAATTGCCAATTGCAAGGAATGCGACGAGCTTAGAGCACAGAGAGTTAAAGAGGCTAAGGAAAAACAAAAGGAAGGAGATGAATAAATGAAAGACTTTGAACGCAAGATTAGAATTGACTTGGTGTTTTGGTGCACGGATGAACGTTATATTGATGACTTGCAAAAGATGTTAGAGCATGTGAATTTCAACTCTGAGAATGCTACACATGGAGGGTACGGCTATTCCTTTGTGGTTCCTGAGCAAGACAAGATGTTGAAGAAGCTTAGAAAATAACGTGCTTAACATGCTTGACATGCGCCTCTTGCGTGGTCTACTATACACACAAGGGCTAAGCACAGGGCGAGGCTGGATGATTTGGGAGGGTGATATCATGCAAAAGATTCAAACACTGGCAGAGATGGAGGCGGAAAGCCTTGACGGATTCCGCAACCCCGTATTGTCTCAGGAAGAGGAAGCAAAGTTTCAACGCACCATTACTGAAAAGATTGCACAAGAGAAAGCAAGGGAACATCGGATTGTCGAAACTGATGCTAAAGAACATGACCCGTATGAGGATGATGATTCGGAAGATGTGGACGGGAATTGACAGCAACATTCCGTCAGGACAATTCCAGACAAGGGCGCACAAGCGCCTTTTGGGGTGTGGCTTACGCGTCTATTCCTCAACAATTGCTGATTGGTGTGTAAGATAGTAAACTTCCATGTGTTCAGCGTGCTTAATTTTAGCAGCGCAACCCCAAATCTTTTCATAAACTTCGCTTGCTTTTCGCTGGAACTCTTCGGTACTTTGTGACTCATTTCCTACAGTCCACATTTCATCTAGCAGAGGGCGTAGTATGTCGCGAATCTGCACATAATATTTAGTCAAGTACAAGATACTATCCTCAAGAATCTTTCTCGCTACTTCTTCAGATTCACACAAGAAATATTCGTGTTTGTCAATATGTTTAAGTCTTGTCGTTGCGATAGACAACAACACGTCTTCCGCAACTGTTATCATCTTAGGTGACATAGTTTTAGCGAGAATTACAACCCCGCCGCCGTTTAAGCACATTGATTCGTAGTTCTGCAACCTATCGCGCATCTTCATTGCACGCCCAAACTTGGTGTATCCGGTTTTAGGACAGTGCACCACATAGATTCCCGGCAGCGCGTCTATCTCATCAATTGTTATCTTTGTAATTCTTTCAACTTCCACACGTTTAATAGTATCATTCATAAATATTATATCTCTTTCATGTTGTTAGTTTTATAAACACTCGCAAAGCTGTTGCCAGTCGTTGGCAGTAGTTAGGGCTATAGTGTGTTGCTTGATAAATCGTGTTGCTGCTAATCTCTGGTAAGGATCGCAACAGGTGGAACATAACATTCTTGCTCAACGGATTACTTTCCCCAAGATTTGCAATCCCGACAAAATAGTTGTCTAGGAACGGCATGTTGTCGGCAAGAGATGTGATAGCATCGTCTAGTTCGTCTTCGCTTAGTTCGCTATCCGCACTAACCATGTTGCCTACGCCACCGTTACGAACTTCGTAAACGTCGTACTGATCCAGCATCCCAAAGAATGGGTTTTCGATAGCTTTGGACGACTCGATAGAGCCTGTACGCATGCGTTCTGTGCCAGCTATCGGCATGCCTACCCAAAACGGAGGAAGGCCCGTAGGGACCGCTTTAAACGTCGGCACAGGTGGTTTTTTCTTCGTCTTGTACTTGAACGGCCGAATCTCGCCTGTCTCTTTGTTGATGCGTGCTGTAACGTAATCACCACTGTCTAGGCGCATCATCGTGCGAATGTACTTGCTAGGTTTTCGTTGAGTCATGAGTTATCCACAGATTTAGCAAAAAGTGTCTTATATAAAAGCATTCCGAATCTTAGCCCCGCACAGACAACTTTTCCTCTAACTTGTACATCTTGTACTGTCGATATGCATCCTCAACACGGTTAGACACTTCCTCGTCAGTCTTCCATGTCTTCCTAGCAAGATGGATAGCTTGAGCAGATGATGTCTTGAAGTGTTCAAAAATCTGTGCTACAGTGGCATTTGCATAACTAAAATTCTTACGTGGCATAGTGGTTCCTCTAGAAGTAGATAAAAGTATTGCACAACTATAGAATTATATAGTACAAAGTGATTCTTGTCAATTATTGATTTAAGGCGTACAAGCATGGCTAGCGCCATGTCGCCTAACAAACACAAAAATAAACAAGAAAGTTGTTGACACTGACAGATAGCGCAAGTAAGATAAGCACATCAACTCAAACAACGGAGCAGCGAACATGAAATACGCAACCTACAACACCGAATCCGATGCCAACCTGTTCTGCCGTATTGCAAACTTTACCGCTAACGGTCGTTTCTTCTACGTTGTTCCTGTTTCTGCTGGCTGCTACGAGGTGTGGGAAAAATGAAGATTGAAAAATTGAGTTACAGCCGTCAGCCTTGGCGGCTAGTAGATTCTGAAGGAAGGGAAATCTACAGTCCGCAAGTGTTAGAACATCCTAGCCTTGGAATGACAGTGTACTCCGGCCCTGTTTGCGGCGATACTAAGACAGAGTGTATAGACAATGCTCTAAATCTTCTGGAAGTGTTGCTTCGTAAGAACAGTAAGATTTCTTAAGAACAGTGCTTGCAAAGCTTAAGAATCTTGCGTACACTGTCTCTACTGACTCAACAAACACGGAGCAACAAATGAAATCCTCTTCTTTCCTCTACATCGCTCTTTCCTTCCTGTGCATGATTAGCACTCTCCCGGCATTCTTTGCTGGCTTCGATTTGGCTGTAGCTCTGGAGCCTTTCATGAGCAATAGCATTGTGACGATGCCTCTTCCTATGCTGGTGTGTGTTATCCTTGCTGTGTACTTTCAACATCGTGCAGAAAACAACTAAGGGGTGTAAGATGAAAATAGGAGATAAACTTTTGACAATAGATGTCAAAATGGAAGACGGTTCAGAGTGCGATGGTGGATTGTCTCTAGGGGAGATAGTTACTCTTAACAAATACCCGCACTCCGATTGGATTTGGGTTGAAAGAGCTAATGGTAAGATAATGCAGTATGAAAAGAAACGTTTTGCTTTGATATACAGTGTGTGCAATGAACACCCTCTTTGAACGCATCCACACAGCATGCTTTGTAGCTTGGTTAGTGCTGATGGCTCTTGCTCTGTTTAGCTTGCCATTCGCTGTATATTACGATTTTCATAAAGCTGGGATTCTATGACATGAACATCTATAATATCTCTTGTCGTTCTGAGTGTGGAAGTTACTTTTCCGCATACCTTCAAAACGTGACAGTGATTGCTGAGAATGAAGAGGATGCAATCGAACATGCAAAACAGTGGATGAATGATAGTCGCACATGGTTTATTGATGCTGATCCTAAGAAATGGTGTATTGAAATGATGCAAGAGGGTTTGCAAGCGGGTGTGATTGACTGGCATGAGGATAGCGATTACTAACATGAGCTACGACGACAGCGCATCTTATGATGCAATCCTCACAATCCTAACCTACATCATCAGTGTTGTTGTCGTAGGGTATTTAATTTACATCATTACGAAGGACTACAAATAATCATGGCTAAGAAAGACAGCGTTGAAGTGTTGGACATGAAAATTAGATTGCTTAAAGAGGCAAGAAAAATCATCAGCAGAAAAGATCAAAAATACATTTGCTACGCTTTAAGCTCTGCTGCTAGAAGTATGGATTGGAGTATTCTTAAATGGGGTGTTTATGAAAAATTGACTGACTATATTAGCAAAGCATTGGGTCGTCATGCTTATTATCAAGATTGGGTGAAAACTAACAATAAGCGACTTAATCTTGAACTGGATGCTGACAGCTTGCGCAAATATCGCCTACAATGGATTGATTGGATGCTTTGTTGTCTCGAAGAAGACTTGGTTGCTAAGAAAGCTAAGAATAGTGCTTGACATGCTTGGGAGGAGTCTGTAAGATGTTCTTCATGGGCAGCACGAATAACAACGTCAAGGAGAACATCATGAGCAAAGCCATCCAAAACAAGATGATTGCATATGCAGAGCAACATGGTTGCTCTCTAGAAATCGATGACTCTGGCTCCACATGGGAAATAACGTTAGAAGCTCCTGAAGGAAAAACATTTAAATCCTCTGGATGCTCTATCGACAGTGGCATCACAGGGCATGGATACATCAACACTAAAGGTAACAAGGTTGATTGGCAGAAAGCTTACAATGATGTTGTTGAAATCATCTCTTATGGCTTTTACGACGAGGAATAAATAACATGAACAAGCTCCTCCCCCTCTGCATCCTCACTCTCGTTGTAATGCTTGGTTGCGTCCAATCTTCCAAGTCTTACGCTTCCAGTCACCCTATGGATGGGCTACAGCTTAAAATGCAATATTGCATTGATATGCAGCGGTATGAGGATAAGCCGCTAGAAGACATCGGCTGTAAAGTGGGACATGGCTCCGGTAAAGTAGGAGTTAAGAAAGACATCATCAAACAGCTTGTAGAGCGTATTAACATGAATAAACACAGCTATGCTTATAAACAACTTGTAAGCGACAGCGGATTGATGTTAGTATTTAAAGATGATAGTGTTGGTGCAAAGGGTAAGGCTGTTGTGTGGGAAGACAGCTATGGGAATGTTAGCTCTACAATTGAGAAGGATGAATGAAGCCTGTTGCTTCGCACAGTCTTCCTTGCTCGTTTACGCTCGCAAGTGATGATGATTACTAGGAGAACAATATGAAAGTTAAAATCGAATTCGATACAGACATCAACGATAGCTTTGATGAGATGGGCGATAGTCAACGAGATGTAGCAGCTAGAGTGCTTCGTCATCTTGCACAACAGTTTGAAGAGGGCAGATTTGTTGCTTATAATGCGATTGAGAAAGGTCCACATTATCCAATCGGCATGTTCTCTGTGGAGAAGAAATGATGAACATCGTAAACATGGCTTATGAAATCATTGAGCTTGCAGAGGAACGGGACTATTGGAAGAGGCAAGCTAAGCACTATAAAGAAATGTATGAGATGTGGGCAGAGCATTCTAATAAAATGTCGCAAGGGCATGTAGAAATCATTGGTACAGTGTTTACAGCTTTGTTGGATGAGAACTCAGGTATCAACAAGATGCATCGTGCTATGGAGCGTGATCCATTACACGGGGAGTTGCATAAATGAACGAATTCAACATTCCAGAGGACGAAGTGGATAACGTTATGTCTTGCTTTTGGCAAATGCTTAGCCGGATGCACCAACAAGCTTGGGAGGAATAGTCATGTACACCATTCAAAGCAAACCAAAGAACAACATCTACGCCATTTGGGCTATGTGCTTCGACAAGACATGTGACGGGAAATCTTGTCCATGTGCTTACATCTTCCAACAGGATGCAGAGGAGGAGCTAGAGCATAAGCGGAAGGATGATGCTACAATGGATTACCGCATTACTGTTTGTGATCTTAAGTGGTTCTGAGGATGAGTGATGAAAATTACAAAGAAATCAAAGTCTCTAACCGTTGTAGATGACAATGAAACAAAACATGAATTTACGTTGAATCCTGAAGGTCATTACAGTATTCACAAGATCACTTATAAAGACGGCAGGTCTAGCGACCATATCATGGTGCCGACAGAGAAGATGTTGGTAAGATTGCTTTTGGAGGAATGACATGACAGCACATGAACTAGCTAAGAAGCTTCTAGAGGGACCTGATGTTGAGGTTGTGTTTGATGACGAACGATGGGGCGATATACAAGTGAGTATGCTTGAGCAATCGTCTTATGATGACGATGATTCTATTCCAGTAGTCAGGCTGAAGTGAGGCTTATGCAATGAACATGAAAACAATCACATTCCTTGACAAGGAATACGAGGTTCCTGCATGGGTGCAGCCTGACAAGCAGTCTGCCTTGCTCGTTCCACTCACAAGTTGGCTGGGTAGGACATGAACAGAAATGTACCCTTTATTCTACGAAGTGCGAACCTGTGTTGAGGCGTGTATAGCCTCCCTAATTCTTTACATTCGTCAGGGCTGCTATGTGGGCAATTCAGTTTAAAAGTGCGCTAGGGTGGTCTACTTGCGTAGGAGATGTACATAAATCAACCTTGCAAGTGTTTCTCTTCAGAGAAGAGGCGGAAAGAGAGTATGAGAAATACAAACATCATGCTTTTGAGCATAGGCTGATTGAGGTGGAGATTGTTGTTAAGTGAATTTATTTGCTTGAAGTGCTTGACATGTCCGTTTGTTCCTGTAGAATGTCTCACATAGGAACATAACACTTCAACAGGAGCTAAACATGGATGACCGCATCGGAATCCTGAACAGTGGCACGTATTACGCATACGTCAACGGATACAACCAAGAGCCTGTAATGGGAACTCTGGAAGAGATCGAATCAGCGCTTGGCATTCGCCAACCACTTGATTCTGCCCTTGGCTTGCGTCAGAAAGCGCCTGTAAGCGTTCGTAAGGCAGAGAACGTTAAAACGTACATCGTTCGTATTGTGAGCAAGTATCCGTCTTATAACGAGCCTGTAGACGGTTCTGATTGGGAATGTATAGCAAGGGACGCTAACGATGCTATCAAGCAAGCTAGGAAGATGATGCATGACGGCGGACACACTAGGCAGGATGGTACGATCTTCTACAAAGCACGCATCAAAAAAGATTAAGAAATTGCTTGCATTGCTTAAGTAGCTGTGAGATGATTACTACATCGACGCAGCACTAACAAACACGGAGCCTAACATGAACAAATACGAAATCGCAGCAAACATTGCCTTCTTCCTGCAAGACAAAGTAGGTAGCGTATGCGGTAAGTGGAAGGGCAAGCTGTCTGCTAAAGAGCAACGTGCAATGTTCGGTGCATTCCTTGGGAAAGGTACTCTGTACATCGACGGTGCTATGGAGACTGTGGAGCATGTTGTTACGGTGGGCTTCGGTGGCGACTATGACATCACCTTTGAAAGCACGTTCGCTAATATGGTTGCAACGATTGAGCGTAAGGGGTTGAAATGATTAATGTGGATGTGCAAGCTATGATTGAATGGCATAAACACGAGATAGGTATTGCAGAGAAGAGCATTGCATACTATCAACAGCATCCTGAAAAGGGTAAAAGAGGATTACTTAAGAACTACATAGAAGACTTAGCCTACCAAAAGATTAGGCTAGAGTATTGGCAATCTTTGTTGCAGAGTAATACATAATAGGCCGCTAATGCGGTCTTTTCCTTTTGTGCGAGCGCTTTTCTGTGTGGCTGCGTAGTGTGCTAAATAGGCTAATTAGGGACAGAGTGCTATTGGGCAGCATTTAATAGGGACATAGTAGTTTAGCAAAACTTCGTTTCCCTCTCAAAACCTCGCACCCTTGGGCAAACACAAGGGCATTGTGATGTACGTCACATTCCACACAAGCGCACTAATTCATAACCAAATGGTTATCTATTGCAGCATGTCCGCACAGGACGGCGTGATAGCGTGACGAGACAGACCTGTATAGCAGCATGGCAGCAGCTAACGAGGCGCTAGGGCTGTGAGAGGACGATCTGTGTAGGTAGACGTAGGACGAGCGAAAGGAAGGCCGCAGAGGGGCGCTATGGGGCTCAGAGAGGGGATTGCGTGGGGCTAGCTAGGTAGCGATGGGCAAGCGTGCGCTAATGGGATGGCGTGAGGAGTAGGCTAGAGGAGGGCAAAAGACAAGCCGTATACGACCGAATACAGTTTGCCTTGATATTTTAGGGCTCAGAGAGGGGCGGTTTTCCGTACTGGGCGGCCCCATTAAGCAACGAAACCGCCTCAGTGACGAATCTAGGAAAGCCACCTAAAAACGCAAAAAGGGAGCAGCCTCAAAAGAAGCCCTCCCTTACAGATGTCCTGCACAGATATTTATCAGTTTGACACTACATATTTCTCTTTAGAATCATGATGTTGAAAAATATTTTTAAAGAAATTTCTCACCAGCGGCTGATGACATTCCGCAGCGTAGAAGTGTGCCAATTTCCGCCTCGTGCAGTGGCAATTTCACGAGCATTCAGTTCATCAGCAATCTGTTGCAGCGTCATGCCGGATTTTTGGAAAGCTTGAATCGTCACTTTCATACTTTGAGCGAAAGAGTCAGCACGTTTTGCCTGAGATTGTTGCCCAAGAGATTGCGCTTCTTTCAGATTAGTTCTGTTTCCGAGAATGACGCCACGAGCCTTGGCAGCGGCAAGGCCAGCTTTTGTACGCATGCCGATCATCTTCCGTTCTTTCTGAGCCAAACCAGCAAAGATGTGCCCTACAAACTCATCAGGTGCCACACCAAGATCAATAGACACGACGATCTGCTTCTTTTGCATCAGTGTGTGGATGATTTCAGCATCACGACTACAACGGTCTGTCTTCGTCACCACAACAACAGCTTTCATCTTCTTAGCCATTGCCAGAGCAGCCGACATCACAGGACGCTCACTGAGAGGTAAGCTACCAGACGCAACCTCATCCATGATGGTAATAATATTATAGCCATGATAGGAAGCCCAACGCTCAATTTCTGCACGTTGACTCTCAAGGCCATTACGGGTTTCGCCCTGATGACGGGTAGAGACGCGGCATACGCCAATGATATTTTTCATGTTGTTCTCCTTATTTGTGTTGATGAATGAATGGTACACCTTTACAGTTTGTCTTGTCAACAGGATTTCAAACAAAAAGCCCGCCAACCTTCGTCAGCGAGCCTGCGAGCTACCCAAGTAAACTTTCCGTAATCTCCTTAAGCGTTTCTCTAAACTCCTCCAGCTTAGCAAGCCCTTCACGCTTACCCCACTGAAAGCCGTCATCATGTCCGTCTTCGTACCCGTTAGAATAGCTTGTATCCTTGCCCCTTAACTCATGCTCCAGAGTGTCAATCTCTTTCAACAACTGCTGCACATGCTCATCATAATCCTCATAACGAACATACCTGCCATAAGAAAGAGGAAGCTCGCCATGGGTGTCAACGTCGTAACGTGTAATATCATGCATATCACCACCTAATTTTAAATCCGCATTTAATGGCTACCCATAGAATGAACAACATAACCCAGAGAAAAGGGATACTAAACAAAGTCTTGGCAGTCTTCATACCGTCCCCATTCCTCCAAACACAACAGGAATACACCAGTTATCACGCATAAGCTTCTTCACTTCCTCATTGTGTTTATTCTCAGCGGCGTCTAGTTTCTTCTTAGACAATGGCTGTTTGTAGTCTGTTTCAACATCCTCGTTACATTTGCACGCCTTTGTCTTATGCTTCACGCTTACGGGTAAGTCGGACATTTTCATAGCTTGAACACCCCCACAATCCTAATTTGATCCGTGGAGCAATCAGAATACTCTGCCGCTTCTTTAACAAACTCTTTATACATATCTGATACATTCACAGGAAACCAACTCTGTGTGTAAAATGTTTGTGTGCCCCATTCTGTGTTCTTACCATTCTGCCACACTTCGTAGTCTACAATATATTGTCGCTTAATCATCAATCCCTCCAAGAAGTTGAACTATCATGCCTACCTGCGCTAGCTTCACTCTGTGCCCTGCTAAGCTTCTCTTGCAAATGCTCTACAACAAGTTTGTAATCCTCAAACAGAACATATTCTGCGGGTGCTCTCTGAAGAGTCGCAATGTTATACGTCTCTACAGAAAGAGGGTCGCTCATTAATTTATTTAACTTAGCAGTTTTTACCCTATTAGTCTCACACTCAGCCCATCGCTCATCAAACTCTTGTTGCAGATGTTCAGGCACTTGTACGTTGATGCCTGCCCGCTTGAGTGTAATAAGTTTGAAAACTTCGTCGTACATTCTCAACATCCAATCTCCCTCCTAAGTTTATAAGCCCAAAATGCCACACTATCCCTTACGTTTTGTTCCGTCTGCACAATGTCAATTCCATCTTCAAAGCGCTGCTTGAAGCCTTTAGGAAGGAGCATTGTTGTAGGAATGCCAAGGACATACCCTGCAACTCCTCCTGCTAGGTCTACACCTGTTTGTCCTCCCGAGACGATTTCTCCAATAGGCCAATGTTCATGCACTTTAGCAAGAATGTTATAGACGTATAGATTACAATGTTTTTGGTCACATCCGTGCTTTGCGAGAGTGTAAATGCCATTTCCGGCAACATTTATAACAGGTGTATTGAGTTTTCTAGTTGCCAAGTGCGAATACAACTCTCTTGCTGTAAAAATCCAACTTGATTTAGGATCAAGCTTAAGATATTTGTCCCCAGCAGCTTTGTGCGTAAGCTTCTCCCCTGCTGTGGTGTAGTCTACAGCAATAGCAATCGTAACATCTCCCTTTGCAGCGTTAGCATATGTGCGAGGGGCGTAGCTGCTGGATGTGTGTTCAAGGATTGTTAGCATTTTTTCATTTCCTGTATAACGCAGCGGCAGTGATCGCTTTGATCCCTCGTTGAAGTTTGATCTTCGTAGCAATCTCCTTCTTCAACGCCTTCTGAATCTTGACAAGCTTAGGAATACGAGCCTTGCACCATTTTTCCGTGTAATAGCTCTGCTCTAGCTCAAAATCTGAGTAGATACCTTTACGGCTATTTTTCTCAAACTCGATAGCAAGTTCAAATCCACGAATCTCATTACTCGTGCGATCAATCAAACTCTGCAATACGGAAATTTCCATGCTCTCTCCTCAACAATAAATTTCAATCAAAATCACACCAATCATATACCCCATGATAAGGCCCATTGTGTAGATGTTCATAAATATTCCTTCCATTCTTCAGGCAAGTGACAGTTTACAGGAGCATTCTTGAACATCGGTGCAATCTGCTCATCTTTATACCCTGCAAGCCCACATCCGATACGTGTAACTTGAAACTCAAGCTCTTTGTAGTGGGCTGCATACCGCAAGAACTTTTCCACATACTGTGCAATCTCAACTAGTGGCAATGTACGAATGTTGTGATCTTTAGTCGGAATGGCGTAACTGTTTCCTTGCCTACCCACACCTTGTCCATAGATAGCGCCATGATTCTGTCGTGCGAACAGTGCAGCACCTTTACCATGCCTGCCTGCCAGATTGCTTCCAAATACAAAAATCATACATCCACCATATCAGGCAGCAAACCAATTGCTACAGCGAGCGCAACAGCAACAATGATGATACAATAAAAGAAATCACAGATTTTCATTTTGTAAGCTCCTTAAACCTTCTCATAAAGTAAATATACGACATATGGCTGTCCCATGCAATGATTCTGTTGGGATATGGCTGATAGCCCTCGTAACACACTTCCTTCACACAAGGTTGCATATCTCTACGTTCTGCAAGAAACACACGAATGTCAGCTTCTTTGATGCTTTGGTGGAAGGGAAACTTCATACCAAACCGCTTGCACATGTCTGCTTCTGCACGCTGCTCTAGCTCGATGTAGCCGGGAAGCATACGCTTTAGCGGGCTTGGCACATCTGCCATGAAAGCTTCGACACCATCGTGCAGGAGTCCTTCTAGTGCATGCTCTTGTGGGACAAGCTTGCTGACAAGGACACAATGTTGTGCAACTGTGTAAACGCGATCTGTCTGTCCTGAGAAGCGTGCTGTGTGAGACAAGCCACGAGCAATGTCCTCGATGCTGTATTGGCTTCGTTCGGGATTCTGATAATCGAAGAAGCCGCCTTTGAGAAGGCTGATGGATGTGGAGTTCACAGATTTACCTCTACAAGAGAGTATTTGTCTTTACTGTGCTGTTTATGTTTGTTGGCCCCCTGTGCCACCCTAATTAACTCACTTTCAGCCACATTCTTATCTTCAAAGACTTGGCACGGAAAACTTTCTGACCAAAAAGAGTTCCACACTCTACCAGTGCAAACCGTCTTTCTCCCACTCATCGCAGATTCACAAATGATTATATACGCTTTCACAACCCCTCCTAAATTTGTTTTGACAGCTTCATAATTTCAGCCTACATACGTAGTCTAGCTCAACATTCATAACAATGCAAGCGACTTCTACAAATAAAAATGCCCCTGCCGAAGCAGAGGCGAAAATACTACAGAGGAATGCTGATACCAGACTCTTCCACAATCTCTTTAAGAGACTTTTCTTTACGAGGCTTACGAGGCTTCTTCTGAGGCTTCATCTTCTCTGCAAGTGCAGCCTTGATAGCATCGTCACGCTTGGCAAAGCGATCCATAGCTTCTTCTGCCGTCAAGTAGAACTCCTTGCCATCCAGCACGCGAGCAATCTCATTCGGGGTAAGAAAGCCTGCATACACTTCGTTGACAAGGCGCTCAATCGCCTTCGTGCTGTGCGAAACGTTAGCGTCCATGTTGCCCGAGTGACCATAGAACCCGTAAGATGCTGTATGAATCATAATTGTGGTGTACGGATTAACATACACTTCATGTGCAAGCATCATAAGAATCGTGCCAGCAGAAGCCGTGTCACTCTCCACATGCATCGCAATGTGAGCGTCCGTGTTGCGCATAGCTTCAATGGTTGGGATGATGGCATGGAGTGCACCGCCGTTGGTAGACAGCCGGATATGTGCGATATCACCTTCTTGTGCATTGTTTAGATAGTCAACAAGCTGTGCGAACTGACGAACATCCGTAAAATCGTCATCGATAGTGCATTGGTACAGTTGATTGAGTGGCACAGCTTTCACTTCAAACGGCTCGACATCACGTTTGAAGAGTTTCATCAGGTCTGACATGGGGTTCTCCTTAATATCCAGCTTTATCAAATTCTACGATAAGATTCTTACACAGCTTGCCTCGCACGATGTGGTCATAAGAATCAAACTCAATCAGAGCGGCATGCTCTTGTAGTGCTCGCGAGTTGTAGAGAATGTCAGCGAAGATTGCAAGCCCGCTATCGCTCTTAAGCGCAGATTGACACACATCACCACACAGAATCATCTTCGCACCTCCGTTACGAGTTGCAATACTTTTGATTTCTTCAATCGTGCAATCTTCCACCTCGTCAGCAATCACCCAAGTGCCTTTTCCGTAGCTCATACCTTTGATCGTCTCAAGAGGCTGCATAACAATGTTACCCTCTTGGATTGCAAGATCAACAACAACTCGCCCAAGGCGTTGATACAGCACGGATAGCAGAGGCATAAGCCACACAGACATCTTTTGGTTAAGATCGCCAGCAAAGAAGCCCAAGCTTTGCGAGTTGGACACAGCAGGACGTGCAAGGACAATGCGTTGGCATTCGCCCTTGTAAAATGCATCTGCTGCAAGGCACGTTGCTACAAATGTTTTCGATGTCCCGGCATAGCCAGTTGCTACAATAAGGTCTTTTGTGCGGATAGCTTCAAAATACTCTCGTTGACGATCATTCAGCGGATAAATTGGCTTCGCTTCTAGTTTTTCTGCGCGTTGCTCCTTGAACTTGTCTTTGATAACACGTTCTTCCTTCTCTGCGGGGTGTTGGGCGTTGCGTCCCCGATGTGTTTTGCGCATAAGAATCCTCGTAAAAAGTTAATGGGAATGCCCAACGATGAAGCTAGACATTCCCATAATTTAGCATGAGCAACGTTCCCTGTCAAATAGGCCAGATAAGATTTGCAGAGTTTTTAGACCATTTACCCCACTGATCTGCGATAACCAAGTCAACAGAATTATCCTCCACATTAAAACACTCGAAACGGTGAATATGATAGATCGATGGTTCCTTACCTTTACCCTCAAATTCCGTGACCACAGCGCCTTGCACAAGCTTTTTAATGTGCACCTCAGTGTTAGCAAACTTGACCTTCATTCTTAGCCTCCGCAGCTTTCTTCTTCTCCAGATTTTTCTTTTCAAGATTCGCCATACGAGTCTCACGAGCCTTGTTCATGTTCTCAACTTTCTTATCCTTCGTCCAGACACCCTTACCTTCTACAGCAGCTTGCACACGTTCCGCTGCAAGGTTAATCGTCTTAGCATTCTTATAGAAATTGACTTCGTACAGGCCCATAATATTAGCAAAAGGATAAGCTTCCTGAGACACCGCCCATCCGTTGTTGACGTGCTTCTCAATCTCAAACACGATTTCCAAGAAGTTTGGAGAGGTGATTTGCTTGTACTCGGTCGTACCTTCTTGAGTGATGGTTTCTTGAACGTCAGTCATTATCCTTCTCCTTTTTCATCTTACGTTGTTTACGTTTGGTTTCAGCTTTACGGGCAACACGTTCATTTTCTAGATAGATGTCTCCAAAACGGAGGTCTTCAAAGTCGATGTAATTCTGTTCGTGTGCTTCGTATTCGTCAATCATTTTGTCAATCTCAGTCATTTTTGTACGATGGCCATTACAGGTTGCTTAACTTCAAAAAATGCGTCACGTTCTCCTAAAATCTGGTTGCGAACAGACCAAATAGCATGCTTGTAGTCGTGACATTCGGTAACATTGATAACAGCTAGCTTACCTTTATCTCTGAAGTAGCACTTCACATTTTGCAACATATCTTCTCCTTTGTTGGGTTCAGGCAACGTTTGCGCTGATGAGTTGAATCTTAGCTTACGAGTTTGCTGCTGTCAACAACATTCTTAAAATTGACAAGAGTGTGGTGTCGTAGTAACATTCTCGTATTAAGAATTTTAAGGAGCATAACATGAGTGATTTGGTGCCAGCAAGCTCCAAGCCGCTGTTCAGCAAGCCTCATGAGCTTGCCAAGATGGTGAGACAGCTTAAGAAGATTAGTGCGAAAGCTGTAGAAGTGTTGGAGCAAGGGCTTACGAGCGAGGATGAGCGCGTACGGATGATTGCCGCAGAGAAACTTATCAAGTTCTACATGGACGCTGCGGAGGCTCAGCGTGCAGATGAGATTAAGGCCATGTTGCTTGATATCAAGGCTAATGGGCTTATCGGGCGTGGTAGTACGGCTGACGATGACGATACTCCAGCGTTGGATTTTGACAACATCAACCCTGAATTCGTGGAAGTGGATATGGGTAACGTAAATAAGATTTGACAAGAATAATAAGTTCGTGTATCATTTGTCTTGTTGGGAATGCGTAGGTTGATGCGCCACTGGCGAGGGTGACACCTGTGAGGGGGTACTCGTTCGAATCACAAGCATAGGTGTAAAGCCAGAGTTCAACACTGGCCCCAACATATAGAGTATGCCTTCAACTCTTACAGAATTGGCAATCGCTTCTCACGAGGCGGTTTTTGTGAGCCTTCCCCTTTAGCTTGATTGCCCCTCCTCATTCTAAGCTATCTGTGGTCGAAGGCCGACAAAAGCGAAATAGAGTATTTCCTGCTGGATTGGCTGAAAGATTAGGCACTTTACTTGTAATAAAGACAATGTGGGTTTGAGTCCTACATCCAGCAGAAAGTATTTTACGTCTACGCACGAGTAAACCGCACCGGGTCAATAGAGTCCGTTCTTGCCGAGAAAGTGCACTTACAATCCGAGTGTAGCTCAGCCAGTGTAGAGCGCTTGCTTTGGGAGCAAGAGGTCCAAGGTTCGACTCCTTGTACTCGGACCAGAGTCTGAAGGTCGCTACCTGAAGATCAAATCCTGCTTGCACAGGTTGACAGCCGGAAAGACGGCACGAATTCACATCTTCTGGTTGCAGCATCTTTGTCGGAAGGTCAAAAGCCCACCGTGGGGCGACTCTAATACACGTAATAAATTTGCTCTAATGGACGTTGCTCCGACAGGGCATACCCCGCTAAGGCGGGTTAGTGGAGAGGGCAGCTACAAGGTTGCTAAAGCTCACAGGCATGGTTGCGTGGCGCTGTGACACCGAATTTAGGAGGCTGCACGGCAGGGATGCTGTGTGGCTTTTTGTTGTTTCAAGTTTTGTGGCGAACGGACTAGCTATCCTTCTGCGCCGTAATCGCAGATAGCCACATCTATTAATCTATTACGGAGATAAAATGAGTAAATTTATTAATATTACGGGTGTGACTTTTGGACGACTTACCGCAACTTCACACTACAAAAATTATAAAAATGTAGTGTTGTGGGTTTGTCAGTGTTCCTGTGGAAATACTACAGAGTCTAGATCGTATGATTTGAGGTCTGGAAAACATCGTTCGTGCGGGTGTTTAAAGAACGAAGAGATGTCTAAGAAATTTACAACGCACGGTATGAGTGGGTCAGTTGAATATCGCCACTACGCAAATATGCTTTCTCGTTGCACTAATCCAAATCATCCCGATTACGAACATTACACGAGCCGTGGCATTACAGTTTGCAAAGAGTTTGAGGACGATTTTCTCGCATTCTATAACGAGATTGGCCCCAAACCCACTGGAAAATGGTCTGTGGGAAGAATTGATAATAAAGAAGGTTATAAGCCGGGCAATATTCGTTGGGAAACTGATGAACAACAGGCACGAAATCATTCCTTGCAGAAGAATAATACATCAGGTATCAATGGTATTATTGTTAGGTACGACAAAAGCAAGGGTAACAGGGTAATCGCCAGATACAATGACCCTATCAGTAAGAAGCGGATTAGTAAATCGTGGGGCTTCGGTACGAGAAGCTTAGAAGAGGCAACCGCCCTTGCTCAAGAGTGGAGAAATAGCAAACTTGAAGAGTTAAAGAGGTTGGGAGTTGAATACGGAGAACACCACGGTATTGCCGATAACATGATAGAGGAGTAAATGACTAAGAAAAATAAAGTGGTGCTCGGGCCTGACAGCCCGACACACAAGCGGTTTCTAGATTGCACAAGCGATTATGTGATCTTCGGTGGTAAACAACTCTGCCTCCGATAAAAATCTCTCTAATTCAGGGGAACTCTCACTGAGACAATCCTGAGCCAAGCCCATGTGGGAAGGTGCAACGACTAGCTGAGAAGCGTAGGATCAAGCGATCCGAAACGGGAGACTCCGAAAGGATGAAGATATAGTCTGAACACTACAGCGATGTAGTGCTGCGATAAGCGGGACAATAACTAGCGAGATTGTCCGAACACAAAGGGAGCGGGATGCGGTAAGAGCCATCAGGCATTACTCAAAGTCCTTAAGTACAAGGACGATCCAAATTTCCGTGCGGTGTTTATCCGCGAAACTTCCACGCAGCTATCTCAAGCAGGCGGTCTTTACCAAGAAGCCGAGAAGATGTGGCGTCAGTTTGGTGCGCAGTTTAAAACGCACCCTCAGATGACTGCCACGTTCCCAAGCGGCGCGCAAGTGCAGTTTAAGGTTTGTGGTGCAGACCGTGACATCACCAACTATGATGGTGGTCAGTTCTCCCTTGTTGTATTTGACGAAGCACAGAACCACACAGACATCCAGATTCGATATCTTGAATCTCGTATTCGTTCTCAGGCAAAAGGTCCGCATCAACTGATTGCAACCTGTAACCCACGTCGTGACAGCCACTTGATGCCTTTTGTGAGTTGGTATCTGGATCAAGAAACAGGCATTCCAATCCCTGAACGCTCTGGCGTTGAGCGTTATTACGCTTCCTACAACGGCACGATGGTGTTTGCTGACACCAAAGAAGAACTCATCGAACAATACCCCGGCGTACGTCCTCAATCCTACACCTTTATCAGTGCAACGATCAAGGACAATCCCCGCATGAAAGTGCTCAATCCGGGCTACGTTGCTCGTCTTGAGAACCTTAAACGTGTTGAGCGTGAACGTCTGTTGCTTGGCTCTTGGTTTGCTAAAGAAGAGTCTTCGGGCTACTTCAAGCGTGACTGGTGTGAGATTGTTGATGCTGTCCCTGCACGAGTACATTCCAGACATCGTGGCATGGACTTGGCAAGCACTCTTAAGTCTGAAAGCAACCCTAATCCTGACTGGACCGCTTCTGTTCGCATATCTAAAGGTGTGGATGGTTTCTATTATGTTGAGCACGTAGAGCGATACCGTCAGCTAACGCACGGGGTTCTAGAAGCTATTGCAGAGTGCTCTAAAAAGGATTTGTACGAATTTGGAACAAAAGTTCCAGTGACAATCCCTAAAGACCCCGGCGCTTCTGGGGCGCAGGCCGCAGCATTCTTCGTAAAAACTTTAGTTGAGAAGGGTGTTGATGTTCGCTCTGAGACGGTCAGTGGCCACACAGGTAAGTTGGCAAGGATGCAACCTTTCCTTTCCCTCGCGGAAGCTGGATGGGTACGAGTGGTTAAAGGTGATTGGAACGAAATGTGGTTCAACGAGCTAGAAGACTACATTGACGGTAATAGGAATCAAAAGGACGACATGTTCGATGCAACCGGAACAGCAGCGAAAGCAGTTATGAAAAATAACACCCTTCCGTCCTTCTCCATCCCCGTCACTTCTAAACCTTCCCCAATCCCCACAGTATAACACAATAAAACGGGTAGCAGCACAATAATTGACAAGATTGTTACCTCATGTTATTATCCGTTTCAGTAAATAAAAGGAGCACTAATGGCAAAAAAGAAGCCTGAAAATAAGTCGGCTCTTGCTGCCGATGATGGTGCGGTAATTCCCCGCGTAAGCCTCGGAGAAGTCGGGTTTACAGCCTTGCGAGTGTCTAATGGGCACATCTACGAGGAGCTAAATCCCGCATTCCAATTTCCAAGATTCTTCCGCACTATCAACGAGATGCGGAACACGGCAATCATTGCATCCGCATTAAACGCCTACAAAATGCTGCTGTCTCGTGTCAAATGGCATGTGGAAGCCCCTGTAGGAGCGTCTGACCAAGAAACCCAACGAGCTAAGATTATCGAGTCTATGATGACCGATATGGAAAACACATGGGACGATTTCATTGCTGATGTTATCGAATATCTTCCTTACGGCTACAGTGTGCAGGAAAAAGTCTTCCGCCGCAGGCTTCGTAAGAATGGCTCGCGCTACAACGACGGCATCATTGGCTTGAAGAAAATTGCACCACGCCCTCAAGAGTCTATCGCTCGTTGGGAGTTTTCTGAAGATGGGCGCGATTTGCTTGCTGTCTACCAAGGTATCTCCAGTCTACAAAACAGCTATCTATACCTCTCAGCGGCGGATAAGAACGGTTTGATTCGCATCCCTCGTGAAAAATTCTTGCTGTTCTCTGCTGATGCTACCCGTGGAAACCCGATGGGGCATTCTATCTTGAAGGGGGTGTATCTCAGTTGGAAGCAGATGTCAATGCTAAAGGACACGGAAATTCTTGGCATTGCTAAGGAGGCTACAGGCATCCCCTTGATTCGTATCCCTGCTGCGTTCATGTCGGAAGATGCTGACGACGGACAAAAAGCTGTATATGAGTCTGCCAAACAAATTGGCACGAATATCAAGAATGGCACTGCGGATTGCATCGTTTTTCCTACGTTCATTGATCCTGAATCTAAGAAAGATATGTTCGATATCTCTCTTATGGAAAAGAAAGGTATGAACGGGGCTAACATCGACACAGTTATTCGACGCTATCAAGATGAGATTCTTTCTGCTCTTGCAGTGGATATCCTCAAAGCAGGTACAAATCCCGGCAGTTTTTCCCTTAGCGATGGCGATACGAACGTGCTAGCTCTTGCGATGAGCCACAGGTTGAATGAGATTGCAAGCGTACTTAACAGCGACTTGATTCCTTCGATTTATAAGCTAAACGGCTGGACTGACGAGGTGATGCCGAAATTTGTTCCGTCTGATATTAGTTCTGTTTCGCTTGAGGAATTGTCGAAATTCTTGCAGCGTACAGCTTCGACAGGTCTGATTGAACGTGATCGCGAGATTATGAATATCGTTCGTAAAGCCGCAGGCGCTCGCCCACGTCCTGATGATGAACCTGTTGATGAAAAAGCTTTGACGACGAATACTTCTAATTCTGGTGAAGGTATGGCTCCCGGAACCACTGGTGATGGCACTTCAAAGATTGGTGGTAAGTCGAGTGGCCAAGATAGGTCGGCAAACAACAACGACAATAAAGGATAGAGATGGCACATAGCCTTTTTAGATTCGCGGAGAGTTTGTATAACGTCCCGCATTTAATCCAAGCAGAGGCAGCTACCGCTATCCTCGAATATATCAACTATCGTAATTCCGCAAGCTTCTCTGTCAAAGTAGACGCTCAAAAAGCAGATCAACCTGCACCTCAACGTCTTGACAAAATTGGTCAGATTGATATTGATGGGGCGCTCACTTATCGTCCCGTTGTTGGTGCGTGTGGAGAGGTTAGTGGTTGCAGCTATGAAGGTATTCTAGCTCAAGCGCAAGCGCTTATCGATGATGGTATCACGACACTCATCACTATGCATTCGAGTCCCGGTGGTCAAGCATCGCATTGCTTTTCCACTGCAAACGATCTTCGTGCAATGTGCGACCAAGCCGGTGTCAAATGGTACGCGTATATCGACACAATCTCTGCGTCCGCGTCTCTTGCCCTTAACGTGGCTGCCGATGAAGTGGTTATTCATCCTGACGCGAGCACAGGGAGTGTTGGCTGCGTGGTGGCACTTTTGGACCGTTCTAAAGCATTTGAACAAGCTGGCCTAAAACCAATTTATATCTCCAGCACACCGGGCAAGACGCCTTTCGCAGAAGATGGCAGTTTCTCTAAAGAGTTCTTGGCTGAAATTCAAGATGAAGTCACTCGGCTAGGAAATCAATTCGCCCAACATGTCAGCAATTACACGGGAATTGACGTGGACACAATTCTCGCAATGGATGCGAAGATGTTTCATGCGGAAGCTGCTTTGGAGGCAGGGTTGGTTAATAAAGTAATGGATCACAATCAGTTCTCGGCTTATCTTGCCGAACAGACTAAAGGAGCAAAGTAATGCTGAAAAGCCTACAGAAATTTTTTAAACAAGAAGGGGTTAGCGTCGAAATGACAACCGAAATCGTAGAAGCAAATCAGGCCGAAGTGCCGAATGTTGAGGCAATCGCTGCTGAACTGGCTGAACTGAAGTCGAGCTTTGCTCAGGTTTCGGAAACGCTGGCACAAACAACTGAAAAGCTGCAAGCTGCTGAAGCTGCTCTGGCTGCTGTAGAAAAAGAAAAAGCTGATGCAGTTGCTGAGGCTGCTAAAGAAAAAACGAATGCGCGTCTGACGAAGCTGCAAGAAGTCGTTGGCGATGCAAAAGCTGTCGAATTGCTGACAGCATTTGAAGGGCTGGACGATAAAGTTTTTGAGGCAATGGTTGGCACTCTGTCGGCTAACATGGCTACGGAAGCGAAGTCGGAACAGTTCGTTGAGCAGGGTGTTGATGCGGTTGTTGAGACGCCTGCTGAAGCTGACATGGTTACGCGCCTTGCAGCCAAACTTGAAGCAGAGTACGCGCCTAAAAACGCTAAATAATCTAATCTTAGAATCAAAGGAAATAAAATGCCTGTTATCGCAACTGAAAATCAACACTACTCCAATGTAGTCAAACACGAATACGCCCCGGATTGGGCTTACTGCAAAAAGACTGTCGTGGTGAATGGTCCTGCTGCGACTATCGCTATCGGCACTGTGCTGGGTCAAGTTACTGCCACTGGCAAATGGAAAGTTTGCGAAGCTTCGGCTAATGATGGCTCGCAAGTGGCGGCTGCTGTCGTGGTCGGTAATAGCGCTGGTAAGCCGATGCCTACCGCTATGGCTGCAACCACGGACACGACGTTCTTGGTGATGTATCGCGGACCGGCTGCTGTGTCGGCAAACTCGCTGACTTTTGGTGCAAGCGTTACTGCGGGCGCCCTGACTCAAGCAGCTTACGCACAACTTGGCGCTGTCGGCATCGACGTTCTGACCACTATCTAATATCTGAAACAAAGGAAACAAAATGCTGATTCGTAGCCCACTTAATAATTTTGAAGTAGTTGACCTGACCGCAGCAGTACGGAATATTCCTATTCAGTACGGCACGTTCAACCAACTTGGTATCTTCTCGGAAGAAGGCGTTGCCTCGGATACCGTGATGTTCGAAGAAACCACTGTTGACGGTGCACTGCTGGTCGACCGTGTTCGTGGTGACAAGAATGTTGTGAGCAAAGAAGGTAGCCGTAAGCTGCACACCTTTGCTGTGCCGCACTTTCCGCTGGACGACTATATCTCGCCTAAAGACCTGCAAAACAAATCGGCGTATGACAACTTTGACGAAGTTGAACAACTGGACGCCGTGCGTACCCGCAAGCTGGTCCGTATCCGCCAGAACCACGACTGGACGCTGAACGCCGCTCGTGCACAAGCCCTGTTCCAAGGTACGGCGTATGCTCCGAACGGTACGGTTGTGCAAGACTGGAACGCTGAATTCGGCGTGACCCGCAAGCAAGTGGACTTCGTGCTCGGTACTTCGACTACCGACGTTCTTTCGCAAATTGAACTCGTCATTCAAGCTGTTCATGACGGTATGGGCGGCAATGGTATTTTCACAGGTATTATCATCCCGTGCGATACCGCATTCTTCAACAAGCTGATTATCCATCCAAGTGTTAAGGCTGCATACCAGTTCTACGTTGCTAACGCAGGTATGGACCCGACTCGTGGCCGTCTTGCTGCCGGTGGCTCGGTTATGCCTAACGGCCGTGAGTTTACGTTTGGTGGCGTCACCTTCCGCGAAGTCCGCGACTCGTACAACGGCCAGAAGATTGTCACTCCGGCTGAAGGTGTCGCTGTTCCGACTGGCAGCGATATGTTCAAGACGTACTTCGCACCGGCAGAACGTTTTGGTCTGGTGAATACTCAGGGCGAAAAAATGTACGCATTTGAGCAAGCTGCCCAAAATGGTACGAAGATTGAGCTGGAAACTGAGAGCAATCATATCAGCGCCTTGCTTCGCCCCCAAGCTGTCATTCGCGTGTTCTCTTCGAACTGATAGTGTTTTGACTGAAGCGCCTTCTTCGGAGGGCGTTTTGTTAAGAATACTAAAGGAGCAAGAATGCCAATTATTGATATTAACTCCCCTGTAGGCTTGCTTCGCATGCGTTGTGGGGATACTCGCGATATTCCAATCTTACCTGACGAAGTTTATGAAAAAGCCTTTGCTGATAAAGGTGGTAACCTCCGCTCTGCCGCTATTTTGTGTGGGAACTATATCTTGGCGCAACTGGCATTCGACTCTCAACAGCGAATGGGTGTGATTGAGGTTTATGGAAATCAGGTATTCCAACAGTATAAAGAGTACCTGACAATGATGGTCAAAGACCCAAGTATGTCTGAGATTAGCCCTATTCCGTATAGCGGTGACGGAACACAAAGCCCCATCGTCAAGTTTGAAAAGAATTGGCATCGTTATCGCTTCTGGTACGGTGCAGAAGGGTGGTCGATTATAAATGAACCAACTTGACCGCACAGTAGCAACAATGATGTCTCGCTTCGGTACATCTGGTTTTATCACTGTGTCTGTTAGCGAAGAGTACGATCCTGCCACATCTGAGAACGTAGTTACGTACCAAGACTACCCAGTCAACATTATGGTGTTTGATTACGTCCGTAAGAATGAGGGCGAAGGCACTCAGAACAATACACTAGTCCAGACAGGGGACAAGCAAGTTTATGTGCAACCTCCTCAGAAAACTGAAGTCGGAATTGCATTGCCGCACTTGAACGCCAACAGAGATTTCCTGAAGATTGGTGACAAGACTTACAAGATCGTAACGGTGAAGCAATTAAATCCGTCGTTGGCACAAGAAAATTGCATTTTATACGAATTGTATATTCGTGAATAACACAACAATTTAAAGGAAATAATAATGGCATCGATGTCGGATTATTTGGAAAACAAACTTATTGATTTTCTCTTCCGTGGGCAATCGTTCGTACCGCCTACTACTCTGTATGTTGCACTGTTTACCACTGCGGACAACGATGCAGGTAGTGCTCGTGTTGAAGTGTCTGGAGGCTCTTACGCTCGCGTGGCTGTTACATCCTCTATGGCCAATTGGGCTGGCACGCAGGGCGCAGGTACAACAGTGGCATCTAACGGAACATCTGGAACAACGTCGAACAACAACTCTATTACGTTCCCTGCACCTACAGCTAACTGGGGCAATATTGTTGGACTGGGCATCTTTGATGCTGCATCTGGAGGTAATGAGTGGGAGTACGGTGCGCTGGCTACTCCGAAAACTGTTAACAGCGGTGATGCCGCCCCTTCGTTCTCGGCTGCCGCACTGTCGATTCAAATTGATAACTAATAGGTGATGCATGAAATTTGCAGATCGCTTAAAGGTTACAGCGTCCAGCATGAGTTCTACAACTCTGTCTGTGAACGCTACAATTACTATGGGCGCAGCTTTGACAGGCTGCCGAACTCTCGCACAAGCCATTAGTGCTAATGAAATTGCTGTTGGCGATATCAATGTTCCGTTCATCGTAGATGACGGTGCTGGTAATTGGCAAAGTGCTTTCTTCACGATTACGAGCACAACAGTTATTACGTGCACGAAGATTATTAATAGCTCCAATAACGGTAATGCCGTCAATTTCATTGCAGGTACGCCGACAGTGTTTAATAGTGCCCCTGCTGCACTGTTGAATATGGGGTTGATTAATCCGTACGATCCCGGCTTTGACATTATTCTTTTGCTTGGTCAATCGAACATGGTTGGCATGGACGTTAACACTCCGTTGCTCGACCTCGCAGATTCCCGAGTCTACATGTTCGGTAGCTACCCGAATGATGCGACTACGTATCAGAAGATTACGCAAGCTGTTGATCCTCTACGTCATTATTTCGCACAAGTGTCTTTGCCAACAATGGGCAATGGTGCGGGTCTTGGTCCCGGCTCTTGGCTCGGCCGCACGTATGCGGGTATGTGCCCAAGCAATCGTAAAGTTCTTCTGGTTCCTGCCGCACGTAGTGCAACTAAACTGTTTGCAGACACACGAGAATGGTTCCCCGGAGACGGCACCGCAGGCAGCGGCGTAGCTCTTGGCGCAACAGGTAGCGTTCTGCTCGACAATGCTATCAATCAAGCCACTCTCGCTGTTACAGCCGCACAGAAGATTTATCCGGCATCGCGTGTTGTTGGAATCGCATGGCATCAGGGCGAAGGTGACGCAGATTACTATGGCTCAAACCTGCAACTGAATTACACCGGCGCGATGAAGACTCTTATCCAAGCCATTCGTACCCGTGTGCCTACTGCGTCCAATGCTTGGTTTGTTATTGGAGGTCTTGTAGCTGAAAACGTAGCTGATACCTCTGGACATCCGGGTTATCAATCTGTTGACAATGCTCATCGTACTGTTGCAGCAGAATTCCCCCGTTGTGCTTATACTCCGGGGTTGTCCGGCTATATGATGGGTGACAACCTCCATTACAATGCCGCTGGTGCACGTTTGCTAGGCTCCAATATGGCATCGGTGATTCCTCAAGCAATGTTGTCGCAGGGCGTTGACACAACTGCCCCTGTAACTCGTGCTGCAATTGTGTACGCATCGGATGCCTCTACAATTGCTTGGTCGGTATCTGAGCCTGTTGATCCGAACTATGTTCCTGCTGCTTCGGCATTTACGCTTACGGGCCATACTGCTACTGGAGTACGTGTCCAAGGTAATTACATCTACGTTTCTGTTACACCTGCGTTTGTTTATGGTGAAGCTGCTCGCACGCTTACGTACACAGCACCGGGAACAAACGGCTTGCGTGACTTGGCAGGCAATCAGATGGTTAGTACGACACAATCCATCGGCAATAACGTTCCGTCTACAGCAACAGCTACTACGTTGACTGGCCCGACAACAGGTACAGCGGGTGTGGCTTCTAGTAACTTCACTGTCGGTGTATCGCCTGTAGGCTCCAATATTACAGGCACAGTCGTTGTAACTCCTTCGGATGGCGGTGCAGGTGGTACGTTCTCTCCGACTAGTGTTTCGCTCACAACGGCCAGCCCGACAGCCACGTTCACTTATACGGCCGCTGCTGCTGGCACGATCACGATCAGCACAACCAACAATGGTAGCCTGACTAATCCGACAAGTATTACTTTCACGGCATCTGCGGCTTCGTCTGAAACTCTATCGATCAACACGATTGCAACGCAGACAGTTGGTACGCCGTTCACCGTGTCCGGTACATGGACTACGGTACAGCCTGCAAACCTCGATTATCGCTTGAGTGATGACACAGCAGGTGTGTGGACGCAGATCGCAGCAACCATCAATGCGAATGGTACATGGTCCTTTAGTCTGACGCCTTCTACAAGCAGTGCAGGTCGTACCTTGAGTGTTCGTGACCGCGTGAATACTGGTGTCACTGCAACGTCGAATACTTACGTTGTCAACGCATCGTCAAGCGGCACACAGGATATCCGCTTTAATGGCGCAACTCTCCAGCGCATGACGGAAACCTCCAGCGTCGCACCGTACTCCTATCAGACCGCAGCAGGTGTTGGTTACGACAATAGTCCGCTGGGTGGTGTCACTGGTCTTGGACTGTCTGGTGATGGTACGATCCGCGTCAAGATTGCCCAGCTCAATAGTGGAAATACCAAGCCGATGATTGGCTTCAAAACTACGAAGACTATCGACGGTTACGGCTACAACTCGGGCAACATGATGGCAGGTACAGCAGGTTACGGTATGTACTACGGTAGCGGCAGCACCTTGGTGTCCAATCGAGTTCCGGCAGAAAACGACTGGATGGAGTTCCGCCGAACAGGTTCGACGATTCAGGCGTACGTGTCGAGTGATAACGCACAAACTTGGACACAGATTCTCCAATTCACGGGTGTCCCGACAGGTACGTTGTACTTCCAAATCCAGTCGCAGAGTGGTGGTCAGTTCATCGCGCCGAGCGGTACGGGTACTTGGGTATAAGGAGTAAACCATGCCAGCATTTAATGCAGTAGGCATGGATGCAGTAGGTTCGTCGGGGAGTGCCACAAGCGCTTCCTCGGCGTCTCTTTCTTGCTCTTTGTCATCCACATCCGGCGTAACAGCGGTAATAAGTACAAGCATTAAGCTGTCCGCAATATTGTTATCTGCTTCTGCTTTAACCTCTGCGTTAAGTTCTCCTGCTGCCCAATTGACAGCAAATCTGGCATCCGCCTCGACGTTAAGCGCGAGTTCTCTCTCTTCCGGAGTTAGATTCACAGCACTATTAATCTCACAAAGTACTGTTTCTGGAGACTTAACTACTTCACAGGCGATTCCAATGTTTACACCAAGTACAGCCAGAACAATTACTGTTCAGTCCACTAGCCCGATGTTTACAGGCGGCAGGTGGTGGACATTAACTGATCCTAAAAAGCCACGGGGGGCTAAAGACCCTGATGCTACGATTGATGTTACCTTCGATTGGACTCCTTGGTTAGATGACATTGGGTCTGTCCAAATTTCCGAAGTGACGTTCACTCTGAATGGTGTAAGTAGCGTTGGAAGTTTCTCGGATGGCAGCAAGGTCACTGTGTTCATTACTGGCGGTACGGCTGGAAGCGCAGCAACCGTGGCATGTAAGATTAAGACTCTTACTACACCGTCTCGCACCGATGAACGAACTGTGTACATTGATGTTGCGGAGGAGTAATGAACTCGTGCAAAGTAATTGTTATCAATGAAGCTTTGAGCAGAGATGACGTGACATTTGCAGCTAAGCCAAGGGTGCAGCTTCGTGCTGTGCCTCTTGGAGCTATGAAGCGGCAGCTTGTAAAAAGCCTATCCAACTTTGACCAAGACATCTTCTCTGTTTTTGAAATGAAAACGAATCTTCCTGCTGATATAACTGGAATGGCAATTTTCCTGACGATTTCCAAAGATGATGATGTTGTGCTCACGAGCAAGGGGAAGATCAACACCGATATTAAGGGTGTTGTTTCATTCAAGGTTGAAAATATGGATGCAGGTTTCTATCAGTATGATGTTTCTGTCAAAGCTAAAAACTACTCCGAAACCTTACTAGAAGGTTCGTATGTTGTGCAACCGTAAAATTGACAAGAATGTTAGCCAGTGCTATAATTCTGATCTATAGGGAGGAGCATGGGAAGTTTTCTGGACTCTCTCAAATCAAACATCGAGCGTGTGAACAAGGAAGTCAATCAAAAGATCAACTTCGTTGGGTACACGCTATTCTACAAGATTGTCAACAATTCCCCACACACAGGTGATGGTCCATATGTTGCAGGGCATTTTGTGGCCAACTGGTTCCCTGCTGTGAATTCATATGACACATCTATCACAGGTGCAACTAGCAACGGTAGTGACAGCTTAGCTCGCATTGATATGGTTGTCAAGGAGTCTAACGCTTTCTATCAGAAAGATGGATTCATTACGTTGAGTAACAATCTTAACTACGCATATCGAGTTGAGTACGCCGCTTGGCCTGCTGGTAAAGACCCTGTTAGCGGCTGGACTTGGACAGGTATGCGCAGATATTACGCTCCTGTAGATGTGAGCTTCAACAACATGAAGGGGATTATTTGATGAACATTCGTCAAGAAGTGGAGCAAGCCCTTCGCGTGTACGCCACTGTTAAGAATATCCCGATTGCAGTTGAAGGTGTTCCGTTTACGAAGCCCTCTGCTGGTAATTGGATTGAACTAGTGTTCCTAGCCTCTGATACTACAAACCCCACAGTAGATGGCTCTAGGATTCGTAAAAATGGAGTGTTTCAAATTAACTGTTACACGCCAAACGGAAAGGGCATGAAAGCCTTGGATACTCTCTCTGATGAGATTATTGCACTGTTCCCTTTCGATCAAAAAGAGTTGTACCAAACTTTCTCTGTTGAACAAACACCGAACGCAAGTCAAGCGATGATTGATGCAGCATTCTTGTGGTGTGCAGTGAGGGTTAAATATAGGCAGGAGATGTAGTCTCTTATATCCTGCAAGTTTTAATTTTATATATTATTAAGGAAATAAAATGGCTCAATCGTCTGCTATTACTAGCGCAACCACAAAACTGTATTTCTCGCCTACTCTGCCTGCTACGTTTGACTCGGCTGGCTACACGGCTGTTACTGGCTGGGTGCTCGTTTCTGAAGTCAGCAACATTGGTCAATTTGGTGGTAAGACTTCGGTCCAGAAGCACATCCCTGTTGACACCGCTACCGTTGTTAAGCGCGCTGGTTCCGTTGACTACGGCACGATGTCGCTGACGCTGGCACGCCACAAAGGCGCTGACTTCACAGGTCTTGTCTCTGCTTTCAACTCGCGCGCATCGATTTCGTTCAAAGTTGTTTACCCGACTGCTCTCGGTGACGTGGAATACTTCACTGGCATCGTGACTGGTGTTCCGACCAATATTGGTAATGCTGACGCCATCCTCCAATCGAACGTGGACGTGGAATTGGATAGCCCAGTTATCACTGTTACCGGCTCGTAATACGCGAGGGCTTCGGCCCTCTCTTCTTCTAAGCCTTCTAGTAAATATTAGAGCGTTTAGAAGAAGATTTTTCAAAGAGCAAAATAGCTCTAAACCCCGCTCGCAAGAGCAATTATAACAAACTTAAAGGAACTCTACCATGACTTTTGAACTTAACTCGCTGGCTCTGACTGAAGAAACCGTTGTTCAACTTGAGCACCCTGCAACTGGTGAACTGCTGTTTGCGCCAGTTGAAAAAGGTGAAGACCCGGAATCGAAACCTGTGCAAGTGACTGTGAAAGGTGAAGCAAGCCGCGAATACCAAAAAGCTGTTGACGCTATGATGAAGAAGATCAACAAACGTGGTAAGCGTGAAGCGACCCCTGATGAACTGCGTGAACAGAATGCTGATTTCCTCACTGCCCTGTCTGTCCGTGTCGATAATATGACGCTGAACGGTGAGCCGGTTGATAATCCTGAAGCTTTCCGCAAGCTGTATCTGGACCCGCATTATGACTGGGTGAAAGTGCAAGTTAATAAAGCTGTCCAGAGTGTTGAACATTTTTTGAAGCGTTAAGCAACCTCTTTCTTCTCTATGCGCGCCAGCTTGCATGGCTTGGCGCCACTCCAGAAAAATCAACTAAAAGCCGTTTTGAACTTGCTCAAGGTGTAAATCTTGTGCAACGTGATGATGACGGAGAAGTGATTCAAGGCCCAACAGAGATTCATCTGCCAGATATTCCGTCTGCATTTGGGTATCTGTTGGGCTATTTCTATTTGAGCGGTCAGGCCACTCAGACAGGTATGGGATTGGTCCCCCTGTCTTGGCAAGAGATTAAGGCATTTAGAGAAGAGAACGAGTTAGAGATAACTTTGTGGGAAAGAGAGTTGCTTAAGAAGATGTCGGAAGCTTACTGTACAGAGTATTCAAGAGCATCAGACCCGAAACGTCCTGCACCGTACGCACCAGAACAAGACCCGGAAGAAGTCGATGGAATCGCTGTGGCGATGAGAATTAGAGAACAGATGCAATTTTTTAAGAAGGGACAATGATGAGTCTTGAGGCTAGTACACTTACAGTACGAGTGCAATCTGAAGGGATTGAAAACACAACCAAAGCGCTCAACGATCTTGCCAAAGCTGGTGAGAACGCTGAGAAAAAGACATCTAACATTGGCAACGGTGCTAAAGCATCCGCCAAAGCACAAGTGGATGCTGCCGAACAGGCGGCGTCTGCTTACAACGCAATCATCGACATGATGACTGAGAAGGCCAACGAGTTTTACGCCAATAAAACCCTCGCAGCTTTCAAAGCTTCTCAGCAGGAAATCTTCGACGGTATGGCCCTTGCTGACAAGCTTACCGCAATCATCCAGCAGAGCCAAGCAGATCGTGCAGCAATGCGTCAAAAAGAAAGTGACGACATTCGCGCTAAACAGCAGCAACAGATGGACGCTGCACAAGCTTGGTACGCTCAGCAACAAGAGATGGCAAATCGCATGAACGCTGCTTTTGATAAGAAGCGCGACAATGCTGCACAACTGGCTGCGATGAAACAAGAAGAAGCTGAGTGGAAAGCCCTCACCAAAGCTGCTGACGAATACTATGCATCTGAGAAGAAGCTTGCTGCTGATGCTGATAAGTTCTATGCCAATCAAGCCAAGGCTAAGGCTGCTGAAGACGCTAAGAAGCTTGCAGACGCTAATCGTGCACTTCGCCAAGAAACCGAGCGCCTTGCTGCTGCTGAAGCTGCTGAGCAGAAAGAACAGCAAGCCCGTGCATCGACGGCTGAGTCTTTCATCAATTCTCTGAAGCGCCAAGCAGAAGCTACAGGCTTACATGGTCAGAAGCTGCGCGATTATCAAGCTGAACTGACGCGTGCACAAGCTGCACAACTTGGCCTGATGAAAGCTGGCTCTGACACTGAAAAACAGATCAACAGCTACATAAACACTATCCGCAACACAAAAGGTCCACACGAGAGCTTCAACCTACTCACAGCAGGCTCTGCTCGTGAATTGATGGTGTTGGGCCACGAACTTAGCCAAGGTCAGTTTCAACGCTTTGGTGGCTCTCTTATCGTTCTTGGTGAGCGTATCAACTTCCTCCCAAGCTTGCTTGAGAAGATGTCTGAAGCTGCAAAAGCTGTTGGCATGAGTTTTGGCCTGTTCGCTGCCTCTATTGCTGGCGTTGTAGCGACTATCGCTGTGCTAACAGTGGCCTACTTTAAAGGTGCTGCCGAACTTAAAGCCTTTAACGCTGCTGTTGTGCAAACAGGCGATTTCGCCGGTATGACTGGTGGTCACCTGAATCAGATGGCTATCGATATTGGTAAAGCCGTTGGCAGCATGGGTGAGGCCAAGAAGATTGTTCGTGAATTAGCAGAGAGTGGTCGTTTCACTGGTACACAGATTGCAATTATTGCTCCTGCCATCGCTGAGATGTCGCACGTCACAGGTAAGTCTGCTGACGACATGATTAAGCAGTTTGAGTCGATTGCAACCGCCGCTGTTACATCTACGAAGCGTTCCACTGATCAAGTTTCGCAACACATTCTGAAACTGAACGATCAGTATCACTTCCTCACAGCATCCCAATTTGAACAAATCTCCATGCTTGAGAAAGAGGGTCAAGCTCAAGAAGCTATGAATATGGCTGAAGAGATTTACGCAGCTAAACTTCAAGAGCGTGCTGAGAAGTTGAAAGGTAGCTTGGGGATTATTCAACAAATCTGGATGGGCATCAAAGAAGCCGCTTCCGGAGCTTGGGACACCATGCTAGGTATCGGCAAGAAAGATACCAGTGCTGCCATTGTGGATCGCCTTAAAACACGTTTGGTTGAGTTTGACAAAGAGGTGGAAGAATCTAACAAGCGCCTTGGCCGTAAGTTTGATGCGAGCAATCCTGAAGGGAGCATGAGCCCCGGACTTGCTGCAACCCGTTTGAAGCTTGTTAATCAACTTATCGAAGCCACTGTTCGTCTGAACAACGAGGACGCCGAAGCTGCACAAAAAGGTAAAGAGCAACAAGAACAGACAGCCGGTATGCACGCTATTGCCCGTACGATTGCAGTTCAGCGGCAAGTATCTAAGCAGTCTGCCCTAGAAATTGCTCTGGCTGAGCAGAAAGTGAATGATGAGTTGGCGAAGCAAGCTATCGCTCGTGACAAGCTCTCTGAAGATGCAAAGGTTCGTGAAGCTGCTGAAAAAGCCAGCGCAATGTACACGGATGAAGCTATTGCAAAGCGCAACAAAGACATCACTGATTATTATTCAAAGAAACAGCCTAAGCCTCACACTGAAGGTTTGTCGGGTCTTGATGCAGAACTGAATCGACTGAACGATCTGTACGAAGTTCAGAAGCGCGCAACAGACAACGAAATTAAGCTGATTGATTTCAAGAACAAATACGGCCTTCTTGCTGATACGGATGCTCAAGATCAAAAGGAAGAGTTGCTTGATAAAGAGATGGCTCTGGAAAAAGAGCATCTTGAAAAAGCTATTGCTGCCATCAACGATTTTCATTCCAAAGATGTCCGGCTGATGAATGATGCTGCAAGTAAAAAATACAACATCCAGAAACAGCTTGACAGATTGATGAGCGACATTGCTCTTAAGCAAAAACAAAATGATCTTGTCCCTGATGTTAATTCTGCCGCAGAAGCGATTAAGCAGCAGAAAGAGCAAGACAATATCATGAAGCAGATTGAGAAGCAAACTGCTCAAGTGCAAGCTCAAGTGGATGCTTACAATCGCCTCCCTGACGCTGTTAAAGCTGCGGGTATTCGTCAGAAAGAAATGGCAAGTGAAGTTGAGCAATCGAAGATTGATGCTCTGCAAGCTGAGAAGGACGACTTGCTGAATATGGATGCGATGTACACCATTGTCAATCAACGTCGTATTGACCAGATTGATAAAGAGATTGCTGAACGTCTTAAGCTGAAAGGTGTGCTTGGTCAGAAGGAAGCAAACGATAAACAGAACAGCGACGCCCTTGGTCGCTCATCCGCCCTCACGAAAGTGGCAACAGAACAAATCCGTATGTGGAAAGATGTTGGCAGCGAGATTGAGAAATCTCTGAAAGCCTCTTTCGGTGCATCTGGTGAAGCTGCTGGCAAGATGTTCAAAGCTTTCGCTGAAGGACAGGCCGACCAGATTAGCTTGTTGGATAAAGCTCGCATTATCAGTGAGAATAAGTCGCTTTCTGAAACTGAAAAAGAGAAACAGCTTCAGGATATCCGCATTCAATCTGCACAGAATCAAGTTGGCATGTACGGTGACATGGCTAATGCTGCGTCTACGTTCTTTGACAAAGGTTCCACAGGTTATCAGGCAATGGCTAAAGCAGCCCAAGTGTTGCATACGGCTGAAGTTGCTCTGTCTATCATCAAAGGTGTTAATGCCATCCTTACACAAGGTGAAGGTGATCCGTACACAGCATTTGCTCGTATGGCTGCAATGACTGCCCTTGTCGCAGGTCTTGGTGTTGCTATCACAGGTGGTAAAGGCAGCGGCCCAATGTCTTCTGCGAATCAACAAAAGATTCAAGGCACTGGCACTGTTCTCGGCTCTCCGACAATTACTGACGGTGTTGATGTCAAACTGGTTGGTCAAAAGTCTGACTCGATTGCCAACTCGCTAAAAATCGCTGAGAAGAATTCTGGCCTTGGTCTTGTTGTGCAGAACGACATGCTGAACGCTTTGAATAAGCTTAGTGGCAGCATTGAGAAGTTTGCCACGTTGGCTGTGCAGAATAGTGGACTCACTGGCATCACTGCGAATGATTCTGTCTCTGGCATCGGCAATATCCTGAGCAAAGTACCCGTTGTTGGCGGCATTCTCGGCAAGGTTGGAACAGCTATCTTTGGCGGCAAGAAGACCGTGGATGACACTGGCTTGAACGTCAAGTCTGCTTCGCTGGCACAAATTGCAATGTCTGGACTCACTGCGAATCAATACACCAATACAACAACAAGTGGTGGTTGGTTCCGTGGAGATGATCATGACACAGAAACCAAATCTCTTGGTGCGGAGTTTAACGATCAGATTACCAAGATTGTGCTGAACATGCAAGACACCCTCAAGACTGCTGCAACAGGTCTTGGAATGAACGCTGATGCTTTTGACGAGAAGCTGAAAAGCTTTGTGGTTGACATTGGCAACATCAGCCTGAAGGGCATGACTGGAGACGAGATTCAAAAGACTCTGGAAAATGTGTTCTCCAAGCTTGGCGATCAAATGGCTCAATTCGCTTTCTCCGATCTTCAGCGGTATCAAAAGATTGGTGAAGGGTTGATGGAGACGGTTGTTCGTGTTGCTAACGATCTTCAGCAAGTGAAGGATGTGTTTGACTCTCTGAGCAAGACGATTCCTGCTGGTGTTGCTGCCATTGCTGCTTCTGAGGCATTGGTTACTCAGTTTGGCTCTGTTGATAATCTGACGAAGGGTGTTAAGAGCTACATCAATGCAATCTACACAGACCAAGAAAAGCTCCTACCGATCATTAAATCTGTGAACACAGCGATGGACGGTCTTGGATTGTCTTATGTGAAAACCAAAGAGCAATTCAAGCAAGTTGTGGATAGCCTTGATCTGACCACTGAAGCTGGCGCGAAGATGTTTGCTGCACTGATGAACATTGCTCCTGCATTTGCTCAAACTATTGATGACACAGAGAAGCTTGCACAAGACGCACGTAGCGCATTAACTGATGCGTACAAGCGAGAGTCAGATGCTATCAAAGAAACACAAAGCAAGATGCAAGATTTTGTGAAAACTTTGAAGCAGCTTACGTCTGGCAGCTTGTTGGGAGATTTGTCACCACTTACTCCGCAACAGAAGTATTTGGAAGCAAAGTCGCAATTTGAGACTATCTCTCAAAAAGCACAGGGCGGTGACAAGGATGCACAAGAACAGTTCTCGTCGGCTTATAGCGCATTCCTTGAAGCTTCTAAGACAGCCAATGCGTCTGGCTCGCAATATCAGAAAGACTTCCAATACGCTCAATCGGTTGCACAGAAATTGACGGATTGGGGTCAGAAGCAAGTAGATGTTGCACAGGCTACGCTGGATGCTCTGAATAAGCAAGTTGAGGGTCTTATCAACGTGAATGACGGTTTGCTTACTGTCTCGCAAGCTATTGCTAATCTTATCAAGGCTCTGAAGGGCACTCCAGAGGGTGACAAGGTTGCTAATCAGGCTGCAAGCAATGCTCAATCTGCAATCGAGAAATTGTACAACGATATCCTTCATCGTCATTCCGATCAGGCAGGCATGGATTTCTGGCTGAGCAAGATCAAAGAAGGTGTGTCGCTTACAGATATCGCTAACGCAATTGCTAATAGCCCCGAAGGCAAGGGTGAAATCAAGCCGATTGGTACGACGAGCACAACCCAAGCTATTGCTCCGGTGACGGCAACGATTAGCACTCAAGCTGCTTCTAATGCCGATGTTGTTAAAGCTGTCAACACATTGAACACAACTATCATTGAGACAACACAAGCTGCGAATAATAACCTTATTGGTGCTGTGTACGACTCTCAGGATAAGGCAGCAGAGAAAACGGTCAATGGTGTTTCTAGTGCTGTGTCTTCGACAAAAACTAGCTCGGCTTATAAAATTGTAGAAAGGTAATATATGATTGACTTTGCGGCATGGCTGAAAAACCCTGCCGCTCCTCGTATTGTGTTGGTTGAGGTGTCTGTGAAAAGTGGCGGGCAAGAAATTACCCGCTATCTTTCTACGGGGGCGTACATCACGTCTCCTACAGACATCCCTGCCAACCAAGCATACTCTCCTGTCCTGACTTCCGGTTTACAATATACGGAACGTTTGGATATTGAAGGAGAAGGCGGATTGTCTGGTGGTGATCTTGAGATTGCTAACAACAACGGGGAGCGGGATAGCTGGCTTGATGATGTGTGGGATAACAGACAGATTATTGCATGGATTGGTGATCCTAGCTGGAAGCGTTCTGACTTTCAGATGATCTTCAACGGTATTGTAGCTACGATTGACAGCAAGGATGAAAAAACTCTGACGCTGACAATTCTGGACAAGCTGCAACGATTGAATTCTCCATCGACAGAGACGAAGATTAAGGATGTCGACCCTCAGAACAAAAATCCGACAAACAAAGATAATCTTCTTAAGTTGACATTTGGCGAGGTGCACAATGTTACACCTCAGTTGCTCGACCCTACCCAGCTTCAATATCAAGTACATAATGGTGCTATCGAAGATATTCTTGAAGTAAGAGATAACGGGGTTCCTGTAGCCATTACGAAAGATGTCTCTACAGGTACGTTCAAGCTTAATCAAGCCTCCGCAGGTACAATTACTTGTTCCGTGCAAGGCGACAAGAACGGCACTTACGTAAATACGATTGCAGGTATTGTAAAGCGCTTGGCTACTGGATTTGGTACGTCTGCCACAAGATATACAGATGCGGATATTGATCTTGCAAACTTCTCTGCATTTGATACGTCGTGCCCGCAACCTGTTGGTGTGTACCTTGAAAGCGGCGACAACGTTCTTTCAACATGTCAAGAGTTGGCAAAAAGTGTTGACGCACGCTTGGTAACATCTAGGACAGGACTGCTTCGCTTGATTCAAGTGAACATCAGTGGCAGTGGAACGCCTGTGGCAATCGGCCCGAATCAGATTGTGTTGGGGCCCCTTAAGATTGTTAATCGACCTCTTGTGAAAGCGTCAGTGAAGTTGGGATTTGACAAAAACTACACTGTGCAGGATAATATGCTTACGAACATTCCAGAAGAACATAAGAAATTGTTCGCACAAGAATGGTTGACTACGACGTCAACGAATCTTTCAGCAAAAGCAGATTACAAGCTTAACGCTGCCCCGCCTCAAGTTGACACAATGCTGCTTCGTAGAACTGATGCTGCTGCTGAAGCAGATCGTCGTGTAGCAATGTGGAGCACTCCTCGATCTGTGTTTGAGTTTGTTGGAGCGCCAGAACTCATAAACTCGCTCTCTCTTGGCTGTGCTGTTACATTGACACACAATCGTTATGGGCTCTCTGCTGGCAAGAGTGGTGTTGTGGTTTCTCTCTCTCCGAATTGGTTTAAGGGCACAATCACAGTCCAAGTACTAATATAATTAAAGGAATAAAATGGCAACAGTAATGAACGATAGGGATGTGCTTCTGTTGGGGACAGCAACGAGGAGTACAAATCCTCAAAGCGCAACAATCTTGATTACATCAGATAACCCAGCATTCCATGTGAGCGCATCGAATGTCACAACCCCTTCGTACATTACTTTCACAGCGCACTTGCTGGGTATCACGGGCACAGCTTCTTTTACAGCGAACGGTGCAACGATCACGGACAACCACGACAACACGGCCACTATTGCCTACAATGCTATGTCGGGAACGTCTGCAATCGTTACAGCCACAGTGACAAGCAACGGGCAAACTTACACAGCAAGCACCTCTGTGACTAAAGTTTCTGACGGCACGTCCGGTACAGTAGGCCCTGCCGGGGATCAGCACGCTATAGCTTATCTGTATCAGTGGAATGTCACTACACCTGCCAAGCCGACTGGCTCGACTGTCTACACTTGGGCAAATAGTACAAATAGTACGTACAGTGATTCCGATAATTGGAGTGTGACAGTTCCGTCTAATCCGGGCACACCGGGACTCAGCTTATATGTAGCAGCTATGCCTATTAGTGCTGCTGGCGGCGCTACAACCACAAGTGTAACCTACACGTCGTCTACTGTGCAAGCGTGGACAACAAATGGTGCGCAGGGGCCTCAAGGTAATGCTGGTACGGCTGGTATGCAGTCTGCAACGATTAACGTCTACCAATGGGCTGCAAGCATTCCTGCTGGTCCTGTCGGCACATCTACGTACACATGGAATGGCGGTGCAATTGGCACGATTCCTTCTGGCTGGTCTGCCACACCGGGTACGTCCGCCTCTCAGGGCATGACGCTTTGGGCTGCTAGGGTATATCTTACCGACACTGCAACGAATACGCAAACAAGCTTTAACTGGACCACTGCTGCCGTCATCGCTGTTGGCTATTCTGGATCGAATGGTGCGGCTGCGGCTGCTGGTGCGTCTTATGTAGCGGCATATTGTGCCTCCTCTACTCCTACAACAACAACTGCTCCCGCACAGACAACAGGTAAGACGAGTCTTCCTGCAACGAACGATGGCGGTATTGTTGGTACGTGGTCTTCTACAGTTCCTACGCTGACATCTGGTCAGTACATGTATCAGTCAGATGGTATCTACGATCCTACGACAAACAAGATTACTTGGTCGATTCCTTATTGGTCTTCGCTTAAAGTGGGCACGCTTAGCGCTATTACGACAAATACAGGCAACCTGAATGTAAGTGGCACGATTAGTTCTGCGAATGGTAAGTTTTCTGTTGACGTAAATGGCAATGTCATTATGCAGTCTGCCAGTATGCAAGATGGGAATGGTAATGTGATTCTCGCTGTTGGACAGCAACTTGCTGACTCCTACGCCCCGAACATTAACGCGGACAAGTTGAAAGTCGTGATCGGAGGTGACAATCTGCTTAACAATAGCAGCTTTGAGACTCAGAATCTTCCAACGGATTATCGACCAATCGGCTACACAGCCTATAACAATGCCGCGATTTCAACAAGCTTTTTGAACGTAACGGGCCGCACAGGTGGAAAGGCGTTTGGGATTCGGGCCGACGCCACGGGTGCTACCACATGGGGGCTTTATACCGGAACCGAACTAGAAACCGGAGGTGTTCAAGGCGGTTGGCAACCGAATAAGACGTACGTAGTTTCCTTCAAGGCGAAGAAGGTGAACGGGTCCGGTTTCAGCCTGCCTACTCTTCAGTGGAACTCTGCACCATCTTCAACAGTGTGGGTAGCTCGCCCCGCGCTTTCGACAGCATGGCAAATCTACACGGTGCGGCTGACTTGGGGTGGCACCGTGGAAGGTCAGGGAAGGCTTTATATCGACTGCAATAATGGGACGGTCGCAGTAAATGACGAATTCCATATTGATGAACTGATCATCCAAGAAGGTGATGTTTATTCTGAGTGGTTCCAAAGTTCGCGTGAAGCCAAGGTAACGGCAGATGCGGCAATTACACAGTTGTCGAATATTTCAAGCGACAATATCCTGTCTAGGGGCGAAAAAGCCCAGGTAATTCTTAACTGGAATACAGTAGATGCTGAATGGACGACATTGATTGCACAGGCCGATGGTCTTGGTGTTAGCCGCACAGCATACAACACCGCTCATCAAAATCTTTCAACATATCTTCTTTCGCTCTCACCTGCATGGAATGACACAACGCAGGATACTGTCATTGTTGGCTCGACATGGCGTAGCAATTGGACAACGTATTACGATGAAAAACAAAAGCTGATTAATGCTCTTGCTGCCAAGGCTGCGACGATGGCCACAGGAGTGACTTTAGGCTCAGATGGGACATTGAATGGAGCAGGGGGTGGGCGGGTACAATATTTGCCTGTCGTTGATGGCGCGCGGACCACTAATACGTCGCCAGCAGGATACTCGGTTGCGCATGTTAAAGAGTTCAAGCAATGTTCTTCTATTGGGCTTACAACGTCTGCAACCTATTGTACACTAGAAACTATTAAACCTTGGACCGATAACTCTGGTGGATACGCTACACAGTGGGCGTATGTAAGCTCGTCGGAAGTATGGAAACGTAGCGGAGGTTGCGCCGATACGTCTTGGGGTGCGTGGATTCGCGATCTAGACAGGAGTGTTTACACAGGTGATTTGAATGCAACCAATGGTGCAACTCTTGGTCCGGGCGGTAACGTAACTGGTGCAGCGACTAATGCTAACGACATCGCTAATAACATTGGCACATTCGACAGTGCTAAAGGTGCTGGTGGTGGTCGTGTTGTTATTAGCGATGGTGCCATCAAAGTTTATGATACGACAGGTGCTATCCGTATTAAGATTGGGAATCTTTCTTTATGACTCTTGGAATTGAAACTTATCGCCCAAATGGCTCTGTTGCAATGACTGGAGCAAATAAGGCAGGAATCTTCATAGAGCTACTAACCATACAGTATTCGTCCCCTTCCGGAAGTAAAGTTTATAATCAGATTCCGGCAGGTGCGATATACATTCTTCCTGTCTCGTCCGGAGGGCAATTCAGTATTGCAATTACAGATGACGGGCTTGGGCATGCAAAATTAGTGTGGACTAAAGTTAGCAGCGGGAGCCCTTATCTAAATTCGACGGCACCTACAGAATTTGTGGTATTTGCTAAGAGATTGAATCAGACCTACACGTACGGAACTATTTTATATAACGATGATGGCGATCAACTAGCAGATTTCAATTATCCTGTACCTCAATACGTAACGACATTGCAGCCATCTGCAACTCCAGTATTAAACTCGTACTGTAACGGAGATAACGTCATAGTTCGACATGACCATACGGCAACCCTAAACGCCAGACCGCAATCTAATAGGTTTATTGTCGTAAACTTGCCAGACTCAACAAATGCAGATATATGGTATTCTTGCACATCTTTTGTGGAAGCTGGGAGGGTAAACGCGCAGGGCGGTTATGATATTACAGTCACGCTCACCATCGTAAGACCTCGGGGAGTGCCTTATGTAGTTCCAACACTACATGTATTTGCTTTAGATGGCCCGATAAATGGCGGCGGTAGCTATGGAGAACAATACTACACGAGTGATGGAACTCTTGTCTATGATTCATCAGCAGAGAACGTAACTATTTCAGCAATCCAAAACATTGTATATTCTAATACAGGTACTCCTGCAAGCTATTCAATGAATTTCTCAGGAACACCCGGAGTAGCAATCCCGTTCTTTGAACAAGATAATTGGGTTGCTTACTCATCCCCGGACGTTAATGGGAACATAGGATATTTCTCTGATATGCGTGGCCTTGTGCAAAGAAAAGGTTCCACTTTGTACACAAAACTGTATGAGATACAAGAAGACCCTAGAACAGGTGGCAGCACATTCAATACACAAACAGGGGTGGTGACTAACAATTTTGTTCTTGCTGTGGATGTGTCTCAACTTAATCCAAGCAGCGTCACTGGCACTCCGCCTACGGCATATCAATAAGGAAAATTATGGCAATTCTAATGGATCACACCGCACCTAATGGTGCAAAAGGTAACTACTTCCGGATACTGCGTATCAACGGCATTTGCGCGCCCGGAGAGGCTACCCCTCGTTGGGAAGTGCTGGTTGGCTTTTATGCTAGCCAAGATGTGCGGGCACAAAATACTAACCCTCTCTGGCAATATCAAGTCAATGTTCCATTTTATGCGTTGACAACAGACCCTCGCCAAGGCCCAAGCTCAAAAGGCTTTTACGACTTGATTAAAGAGTACGACATCTTTGCAGGTCAGAATATTTTGGATGTTGCTGAAGATTCTGGTGACATCACTACTGACACAGCAAAAGCCACTAAAATTTTTGAGATTAACAATGCTAGGCTAGTGGCTAACACTACATCGTTCCCTTATATGGGCAAAGAAATCGCCTGTGATGCATTGAGTCGTAGTGATATAGACGGTGTTAATGGTTATATCGCCCTTATGGGTGCTTTCCCTCCGGGGTGGGTAGGCAAGTGGAAGACAGTGGACAACGCCTATATCCAGATTGAATCTTTGGACGATTGGAAGGCGTTTTACACTGCGATGGTTAATCAGGGTCAAAATAATTTTTTGTATGCCCAATGGCTTAAGCAGCAAGTTGCCAACGCTGCTGATACAAATTCTGTAAGCGCAATTTATTGGGGTATGCCAATGCCTCAAGCAACGTGATTGTGCTTTTTGACAATAACATCTTTACGTGCTAAAATCTTATTTGTTATTCTTTAGATGGAAAGGGGTTGTATGCCTAATCTACGAGTGATTTACGACAACGCGGCAGATAGGGCAACCCTTTCTTCGTCCGCTACTCTTGGCGCCTTAACTGTGTCAAATCTCGTGACAGATGATAAGTTTGCTTTATGCAGGTCTTCGAGTAATCAATTTTCGATCCGCGCGACGTGGCCACAACAAGAAACTATTGGCGCCTCTGTTTTTGGATTTACAAATTGGTCACCCTCTGCAACAATGCGCGTAAGGGCTACTACGGAAGGCCAGACAACCAACCTTGTTGGCTATTCTCAGCAGATGGACAACAGCAGTGGATGGTCATGGACAGCGGTTACAGCAACAACAGGGGTAGCTGCACCAGATGGCAGTACGTCGGCTGTAACACTGCAAGATACTACGGCAAATTCTGCCCATGAGATCAGATCGTGGGCTATCAACTTTGTCGCCGGTACAACATACACAGTGTCCACATTCCTGAAAGCTGGAACACTTTCGTTTGGATATGTAGGACTCCCATCCGCAGCATTTGGTGTCTCCACATACGCCATTTTTAATCTTGTTTCCGGTTCAGTGGCACTAACAAATGGCACACCAAGTGTCGTCTCGATTCAACCTGCACTAAATATGCCGGGTTGGTACAGAGTGTCTGTGACCGCAGTAGCAACAATTTCGACAGCAGCGACAACATACGTTGGTATGAAAGCCGCAGCAGCGGCAGGAGCTTATGCTGGCGATGGAGCAGGCACTATTCTGGCGTGGGGTGCTCAAGTAGAACAAGGCAGCCTTACCAGTTATTACCCTACGACCTCTACAGCACTTACTCGTCCGCTCGGTTATATAGATTCTTGGCAATCATATGCGTATGACAGTGGTTTCGTACTGTGTTGCCCATCTCCAGCCGTCAAGCTTAGTGGCTTCACTGCTGCACAAGCATCTAGTGCATACGGGTATGGCGGTGGCAAATATGCGCGAGCGTGGATTCCTAGAATTTCCTGCTATGGTGTCGCTATTGATGTTGCCGATACCAACAATCTTCAAGGTTATGTAGAAGCAGGCAGATTGATTATCGGGGATTACTGGGAGCCTGTTATTGGTGCAGATCAGAGCGAAACCACTTTTACACTTGTGGACACAAGCACTCAGATACGAACTGAGGCCGGGGGTATGCTTGTTAAAGTTGGCCCTCGGCATCGCAAGCAGCAGATCAATCTTCCGTCTCTTGGGCCGACCGACAGAGCTAAGATGTGGGACATATTGTGGGGCAATGGCTCGCGCACGCCTATATTTTTGAGCCTTTATCCAAACAACAGTGATACACGGCTAGAGGACGTTCATCAATTGTACGGGAGGTTGACAACCACGCCTGTGATGAACACTCCGTACTTTAATCATCAAGCCGCTAAGTTGGACATTGAAGAAATCTAAAATAAGGATGTTCCATGAAATATTCTGAGTTTAAGAAGACGTGTCAGAGTGGTGACATAATTGCTGTGAGTCACCAAGAATGGGAAACAATATCTGATATAGAAAGTCAGATTGTTCGCATGGCGACCGAGAGCGAGTTTTCGCACGTATGTGTCTTAATTAAGGATGAGCATGGGGAGCCTTGCGTTCTAGAAGCAGTGGTTCCCGAAGTCACAATTAATCCGCTTACAAAATACCTCAACAACGGCTTCTACCATATACACACTCATGACAAACCCATGAGCAAGGAAGAAGAAGCTTATGGTCGTAGCAAACTCAAGCAGAAATATAGCAAACTTGAGGCAATTGCAGGTTACCTTGACTTGCTCCCAGTAGGCGGTGATGAGTACTGGGAGTGCGCAGAGCTTACTATCTGTATGCGTAGACTGTCATCGCTCGATTTGGGAACAAAAGCCACACCAGCAAAAGTTGTACACAAAGCCCTTTCACAGGGTTACTCACTTAACCTTGTTACGAAAGACTGATATGGATTTTAACTTACTGCTGGGGCCAGTGCAAGCCCTGTTAGGGGCTTTGTGCGCCGTGTTGTGGGCTAATTTGACAGAGACGAAGAAGAAGGCTGAGAAGGTGGAAAACGATCTTGCGCAATACCGTGTTCACGTTGCGGAGACGTACGCCTCTAGTACGGAACTGAAAGAGGCTATCAAAGACATTAACAAATCTTTTGAAGCTTATGGTACGAAGCTTGACGCCCGACTAGATCGTATCGATGAGCGTCTTAACAAGATGATTGAGCAAAGGGAGTAATCATGATCAACAGCCGTAGTGTAGATGACCTTACACCCTCCATGAAAGAGAAGTGTCTAGAGTTCATTCAAAAGTGCAAGGAGGCTGGCATTGACGTAATCATCACATCCACCTATCGAGACATTGAATCGCAAGACGCGCTCTACGCGCAAGGTCGCACTGCTCCGGGGGCCAAGGTGACTAATGCCCGTGGAGGAGAGTCGTTCCACAACTACCACATTGCATTCGACTTCTGCCCCGTAGTCAATGGCAAGGCTCAGTGGAGTGACATTAAAACGTTTATTAAATGTGGCGAGATTGGAAAGAAGCTTGGCTTGGAGTACGCAGGGGATTGGACATCGTTCAAGGAGTACGCCCACTTGCAAGAGGCAGGCCACACCATCGCAGAACTGAAAAGGAAGAATAATGTTAGCTAAGATGAAAGCTCTGTGGGAAGTGTTCCAAGCTGGGAAGAGCGTTTCTGATCCCAAGGCATGGAAACTCCATCAAGTGTCAGCCAATGCCATTGCAGCATTGCTGTTCGCCATTGTTCAGTTGGGAAAGGCTTTCGGGTATGACTTCGGGATTGACATGCAGACTTGTGCTGATATTGCAATTGGTGTTCTTGCCATCGCCAATGTGGGCTTCACCGTTGCGACAACCAAGCACATTGGATTGCCCTCGAGCACCGTACGAGAAGCCGAACAGACTTTGCCAAGCGCTGAACAGCCAGCCAAAGAAGAACCCGTCAGCGTGCAAGCTGAAAGCACATCTGATGTTGGACGAGGAAATGTTACTCCGTCAATTAATGATGACGTACGTGCAAGAGCCATTAAATGGGCGCGAGAGCACAGCGCCACAAACGGCCTTTCAAATGATGCGTGACAACCTCAAAGGGGTTGACATCTCATTGCGATGCACAATAAAATAAAAGCGTGAACCCCTTGATCCGGTAATTCACGCTTTCCTTAGCACTTTGGTAGAGTGCTGCACCATCAGGTGCATTCCTTCGCCCCTTCACCTTGTTGGTGTTGGGGCATTTTTATTTACGCTGCTGCTTGCTGGACAGAACGGGCGAACGCACGCACGCTGTTGTAGTAGCTGACAAAAGCCGCAATTGCCTCGGTGATATGACCCACCAGAGTGTCAAACGGGACGGGGGGAGTGGAAGCGTTGTAGATTGATTTGATGAGGCTGATGGCCAGTTCTTTCTTCTGTGCGCCGTTGCCAGCACCCACGATAGCTTCAACGTTCTTAACGGTGTCGCTGATGATCGGCAGCAGGGTCATGACGACGTTTGCGGTGGTGATGATGTTCATTTTAGCTTTCCTTAATTTAATTTGACTTCGGTAGAGTTGTTTGCCCTTGCAGGCTGACCGTTCGGCTCTTATATCATTTGCTGTGTGAGAGTGTTGTTCCGTATCAGCATGTTTGTAAGCATATACCTACAAACTTAGTTACGTCAAGCAATACTTGTGGTTTATCACGTCTGATTCACACAACACATAAATGATCTTGTGACAATGTTGCATTACTCATCAACAGCTTTGCTCAGAGCATCCAGAGTTTCTGCTTCGGCAACGATCTCCTTCGTCTTGAACTTGTAGCGACTCTTCAGAAACTTGGACACTACTTTCTTGTCCAGTTTGGTCGCATCAACAATCTCTTTGACGAGGTTTTTGAAGGAATCGTTTTCTAGTTCGATGTTCTCAAGGATCGTGCGGCTGCGTTGCAGAAATTCGTACATGTCATCCGAGTTGATAGTTGCGTTGCCGATGGTGATGGTATTAGTCATTGTTAAGCTCCTTGGTTGTTGATGTATTCAAAAATAGCGTTGGTAACAACTTCAGCATCTTCTTCAGGGGTGCCATAGCCTTCAAAGTTTTCAGGATGGTCCTTAAACTCAGTGTAGAAGTGTGTGAGTGCAGCGTGAAGTTCTGCACGAGTGATCTTCACTTCCATATCAGTTCCCTTTACGTTGTGCCTGCTTAGCAGCCCGTTGCGCTTTCAGTTCACGCTTGTCCCAGTTGATGTACGTACCCTGCTCAGCACTGTTATGAAACGGCACGCCACGCTTTAGGGCCTTCACAGCTTTGTTGGCGGCTGCACGACGGACTTTGTAGTCTTCAAACGATTCATTTTCATTACGTTGCACTGTTACTCTCCTTAAATTTGTTTAGCGTCTCAATCGACAAGGAAGCATTCTACAGATGAGTACGCTTCCTGTCAACAACAATCTTACTCTTTCTTCAGACTTTCAAACTCATGCTCGGTAAATTTTGCAAGGGTCTTATAGTCTCCTACATAAGCCACATCTTCACCATTCACATAAATCTGCGGCACAGACCGATGTCCGCGAGCCATCAGAAACTCCCGCGCCCCCGGTGTATCTTCAACTTTCACAGCAGTGTACTCAACACCCTTAGCGTCCAGCAATGCCAGCGCTTTAGCACATTCAGGACAGTTATTCTTACTATACACAATCACACTCATCGATAGCTCCATTCAATGATCTTGTCTCCAAGATCGTCAACAATAATATTCAGGCGATAGTTAGCTTGATCGCCTTCTTGATTGGCATTCTGAGTTTTGTTCAGATCAAGCCAATTCTCCATGTACTTCAGAGGATTCTTAACAATCTTGCGTGGTGGCTCAAAGCCAAACAGTTCATACACTTCCTGCGCGTTGTAGTCGATCCAATCAACACCAAGCTGATGCGTGAAGCCGGGAACTTTGCGACCGCTGCTGTGTAAGTGACCATTCCAGTCATACTCTGCACGAACAACTTCTTTAAGCGTATTGAACACAATACCTTTGTTGTAGTAGAACCATTCTTGTCCACGTTCTGTTGCAAGCTCAGTCTTGATAGCGTACTTGCCTACTTCAGCATGAATATACCTTTCGTCCTGCATAATCTTTTGAACGAGCTTTCCGATTCCTTGGAAGTAGCCTGTCTCAACAACACCGAACGTCGCGGCAAACGACACCATGAACTGAAGGCGCTCTAAGCAGTACAGAGCAACAAGGGCACTCATTACTACGCCATACGCAACATCCTCGTCAATCTCTCCAAGCTTGTATCGAGCCCCCGCATCTGAGAGATTACTGAATGCCCGAGACACTGTATCCATACGACCAGTCATCTCGTCATTCTTCATGATGCGCTCAAAGATTTCGTTAGGATTAGCCATGCAAACACGAACAATCTCTGAGTACGTCAGAGCGTGTAGCACTTCAATCTCGCTAATCTTCAGCAGCGCAGCCCAGTACTCGCTGTTGGTGACGAAGGGTGCAAATAAAGGTGCAATGCTTCGCGCAGCAATCGAGTCAGCTTCCCACTGAAGGGCAAGATTCTCCAGCATCAGTTCACGACTCTCAGGAGGGCACGTCAGCATGTCGATACGAGATTGCTCCAGATCGATTTCATCCTCGCTCCAGTCAGCCTGCTTCTGCTCCTTGTACTTCTTAAACAGGGTTGGGTGCGTTACGTTAATGCTGTCGTACAGTCCCGGAGCCTGCCCAAGAAATAGAGAATATTTACCTGTCTTCCACTCGTTATTCTCTTGATTAAATACACTCATAGTTTGCAAGCCTCACATTCTGCTTCACTTTCTTCCAACGTCAAACCAGCTTTCGTATTCGAGTAGTAGCCACTCTTAAGGCCGCACGTAATTCTGTACAACCAATCTTCAAACATCTCCGTGGCACTAATCTTCGGAATCTCACCTTCAGCAAAAGCACGATAGTGGTCAGCACTGATTGCCTGTCCGCAGAACTTCTGGAAGATGCCGTACATCTCCGTAATATCTTTACGCGGCACAGTCCAAGCAAGCTGATAGGCACCTTTCAACTCTTCCAAATCTGGTGCAAGAAACACATTCTTATTCGTACCGCTCGTTTTAACAACAACAAGTTCACGAACAGGATAAATGCTATTAGTCGTGTTACCAGCAATACTGCTCGACTCAACAGGCATATACGCTTCAAGGACACTGTTGCGCATGCCATGTTCAGCAATCTCCTTGCGCAGCCCTTCCCAATCGCACAGTAAGGGTTGATCCGTCACATTATCGATGTGTTTGCAATACGTGTCAATAGGCAGCCAACCATCTGCATACTTCGTCTTGTGGAACCAATCGCACTTACCACGCTCCTTGGCCAGCCGTACAGAAGCCTTGTGGAGCCAGTAAGAATGCATCTCCGCAAGCCGGTGCATGTACGCCTTACCTTCAGCCGCATCGTAACGAAGCCCCTTCATTGCCATATCATGAGCAAGATTGGTAATGCCGATGCCTGCTGAACGACGAGCCTGCGCAGTGTACTTCAGGTGTGGGAACGGATAATCCATGATACTGATAACATTGTCCACCATCTTCAGCGTGCGATACGCCACTTCCTCATACATCTCAGGCGTTACACGTCCAGCGACAATTGCACCAAGATTGCACAAACCAATCTCACCCTGCACATCGTCATCCATCCGATATAACTCGGTAACATCCTTATACCCTTGGGTTGGCAGGCCAATTTCTTGACACAAATTGCTACTGTAGATCGGGTCTTTAAACGGCGTATGGCGATTCATTTCATACGTGTTGTGTTCATACATCCTACCAGTCTCTTCCTGCATGCGAAGGTGCTCTAGCACAACTGCACGAGCACTCACAAACTTCTTACGCTTGCTGCTATTCTCATGCTCGGTGTACATCTTCTCAAAGCTTCCGTCTGCACGGTACGCAGCTTCCCACAGGTCAGGATTGGCTTTGTAGCTGATGTGCATCCATTGTTCGTTCTTTGCTGCTTTCTCTGCAAGCAAAGGATGGAAACCAAAGCTGTAATCAAGACGGCGTTCTGCCTTCGATGCAACAGTGGTTGGGTGTCGCATGCGTTGAATCAGCGGCGTCTCCGGGTCCAGAGCATTGAAGTGCATCGTCTCCGCACCACCACGACCACCTTGCAGGTTAGCATTCACGGCACTCGCTTGAGCATTGTAGTACGGCAGCTTGCCACCGTGGCGAATAGTATTCTTACGAACGCCATCACCTTTGCTGCGAGTCATCAGCATACCACCAATACCAGCACTAGCAGCCGTCATAATAGTAGCGATGTGATCGCCAGCAGCAAGGCTACCTAGCTCATCATTGCTCTTGTACACGCAGCAAGAAGCATAGCTTCGCTTAGGAGTTCCAAGATTGTTAATGTTCGGTGTAGGTGCATTGATGCGCCCAGTTGCAAAGTCTTCGTAATACTCTTTGACACTCTGCATACGAGTTTCACGAGGCTCCTCTTTGCACACGCCAAGAGCCATACGCATCCACACGAACGCAGGCGACTCCAACACACGATTAGTCTCAATATCCTTGATAGCATACTTAGTGGTGATTTGATTCACAACGGAGTAAACACTATTAAGATCACGGTCGTGGTTGATGAATGCTTCGGCCTCGTCAAGCTCATCAATCGTGTAATCCATGTTTTCCCACAGACCAAGTGTCATCATGGCAACTGCCATTTGAGGCACTGTAGGAATCTTATTGTGCCCACCAAATGCCTGTTTGTACACGTCGCCCATCAATAAACGGCCAGCCATCAACATGTGCGGAGTATCTTCAAAATCCATGCATGCTTGAATCATTGCGTTCTGAAGGTCATTCGTAGTGCATTCGTCGGGGCACTTCTTGTAAGCCTCGCCAACAATGGCAAACCAATCGACACCAATATCACCGGCCCATTTGGCCCAATGCGTTAGTTTTTCAGGATCGAACGGAACAACTTCACCATTCCGCTTCTTCACCGTCTTAATTTGCGCCATCAACACTCCCTTCTTCAATCCAATCATACCCGTACATCTCGGACTCAACAATCTTATACAGAGCTTCGTCAAAATCAATATGTGTGTATCCTAACTTGTAGGCGTACTCACAAATCGTGTTGTCCAAGCAAGAAGTTTCAAACACTCTCATCACTTTTACCTTTGCGTTTCTTATATTTTTTTCTTAATTTTTCAGCAGGCTTCGGAGTTGTGTACTCTTCCAACGTCTTCACCGATCCATCAGGATTAAATTGCTCACCGCGAATATCAAACAGAATATCCTCAAGCTGAGTAATCTCTGCAAGAATCTTAGACTCCTCAGAAACATACTCTTTCTCATAAGCCTTCGCACTCTTCAGAGAGAACCTTTCGTCAGGGCTGGGCCGTGGTGGAATCCCATCATCTAGAGCCATCACCCCACCGTAAGCTGTACAAGTTGTGCTCATTTCGTGTAGGTGCTCATAGAGGCTCTTATCACGGATGCTGGCCGCAATTAACAGGTCTTCAGGATGCGCATACTTCCCTTTGAGGAAACTTCGCGATGTATCTAGCTCGCCAGCGAACAAGTATCCAATTTTAACATCGCCAGCAAGAGTTCGGTGCTGTGCAGCATAAATATGTACTGGCTTCGCCACATCCATACCCAGTGTTTCTAGAACGTCGTACACAACTTCAGCGTTGTCTAGATGCACAAGATCGAAGATGTTCATGTGCTTGAGAGGGTCAGCAAGCAGGAGGTCGTAGCAGGAAATAACTTTCATACGCCAGTACTCCCAAAGCCTTTTGCGCCACGCTTAGTCTTGCTCAGGTCTTTCACCAGTTTGAGTTCGACTTTAGGTACAGGAATCAGCATCGCTTGTGCAATCTTATCACCGTGCTTGACGGTAATTGGCGTGTTGTTGCCACCGTCATACACAAGCTTCACTTTAACTTCACCACGGTAGTCAGCATCAATAACGCCCACACAATTGCTAAGACGAGTGTTGCTGTTAAAGCCTTGACCACTGCGGGAATAAATCATCATGGCATAACCTTCAGGAACTTCAAACTTAAGGCCAGTAGGAATGATAACACCGTTAATCGCAGTAGAATCTACAACAACAGAAGCTCCCGGCATGTACGCTTTAATGTCGAAGCACGCTGCACCTTCAGTGGAATATTCCGGCATCCGGACATCGGCGTCTTGCTCAACTTTTTCAATTTTCAATTCAATCATACTTTCTCCTTAATCCCAGCCCATCCGATGGTGCCAACCTTCAGTGCCATAAAAATCTTCTTGGTCTCCCTCATCTAGCATACTTTCAAACTCTCGCAGTACATCGACAAACATGTTTGCCTCTTCGTCATTAAGAGGTTTGCCAGCAAGAATCTTACCAATGCAGACGTTGTAGTCTCGTTCTTCCATTATTTCGTCCACCCAAGCTCAACAGCTTTCTGCAAAGCTTTGATGAGGTTTTGTACGTCAGCTTTTTGGATGTTCATGTAATCATCCTCGTCATTCTTTAGAATCACAACACGAGAATCTAACTCCAAGCTGTTTGCAATCTCGTACGTAGCACTTGAGAATACAATCTTATCAACTTTTTCGTCTGTAGCTCTAATGTCAATTGTGGCCATTCTTATTTCCCCACATTCGTAAGAGTGTTTTGTTTGGTATGCTCCGAAGTGTTCATACGAGAACGATTCATTTTACCACAATCAACACACTTGTACACATCAAACTCCGAAACGTTCGTATAATATTTCTTGTCGATCTTAGAAAGCTTGTCACTTCCACAGCACACACAACGAGGCTTGTCAGCAGGACCGTACAGAGCAACATTAGGATGTGTCTTGTACCAAGGACGGAGCTTCATGTACAGTTCTTCCAGCACGACCACATCTTGAATGTTGTACGTCAGCATCTCTTCAAAAGCCTCGTCATCCATCTGCATACACTTCACCCACAGTTCAAAGCCGCTGTGAGATTGCTTGCGAGACAGGCCAAGATATGCAGCAATGTTATCAAGGCTGTTACTCGGGAAGCGGAACTCTCGCTTGGCCATTCGCAGCGTATCAACGATCTTACTAGGGCTTGGAGGGTTCATCCCAAGAGCAAGCATACGAGTCTTGATGAGAGGTACGTCGAAGCGTTCAGCATTGTGAGCGACAACCAGATCAGCAACATCCATCAGTTCTGCCAGTTCACGCACAAGGCATTCATCGTTCTCCGCTTCGTAGATACGATTGCTGTAGATGGTGGGTTCACCAAGCCACTTTGCAGAGTACGTCAGCAGGTAGCCCTCTTTAATCACTTGTTTCTGTGCTACCGTCTGATCGAAACGGCCCCACACGAATGCTTGAGTTGGTGCACACTCGATATCAAGAAGAAGAATCTTAGCGCTCTTATCTACAGCACCTTCTGCTGGTTCTACAGCCACTTCACGGAACTTGAGATACTTGCTCATATGATCCCAAACCGTTGCCCAAGGCTTGTTAAGCTGTCGCGCAATCTCGCGGAGGGACATATCAGGGTGGTCATTCTTCAGTTTGCAGGCAAGAATCTTCCAGTCGCCCACATATGCCTCTTGTTTGCTCATTCGTACTCCCTCGCAACTTCGTCTTCAAGTTTAACAGGTTCTTTGTCGAATGCCTTTAGCATCTTCTCAAGAGTAAATTTGATATCTTCTTTATGTTCCCAGCCCGATACAGATGCAGCGCACCAACCCTCAATCGCACCATCATTGTCGTAATAACATTCGATAACATCGTAACAGTCGTCATCAACATTCACAGCAATTCGATAATCCCATTTAGGCATTCTCAATCTCCTCGATCTTCTTACGAAGCGTTTCTTGCCGCTCTTTGTAATTGGCAATGAGCCTGTTGCGATGCTCAATATCCTGCTCATTCAGCTTAATGCTGCTGTCAAGCTGTGCCACTTGCTCTTTATACTCTTTCACTTGCCTCTGTTGCTCGGCTGTGAGAACGAGCTTGGTGATCATTTCCCAAGATGTCTTGAGAGAGTGTTTAACCTGATCGTCCGTGACACTAAGTGTTCGACCGTCTTCTTGACGCGTCAACGTCCAGTAAGATTGCCCACGAACCGCTTTGAAACGTTCACCAAGGCTGTTGAGGAAGTAGAATTCATCCGGCAATGAACTCGCAGAGTTCTCCTGCTTCGGCTTGTCGTCTACAACAACCCAACTGCCAGCTTTCACCAGTTCTGCTGCAAGATCACTGTCAAACACAACGTTCGGCACAATCCCGATAACATTTGCCCAACCTCGTGCCCAATTCACCTCGTAATCACCATTTGCGTTCATCTTCGCAGTGTGGGTGTAGTTGCTGTGCTGGCAGTGCCTAAACTGAAATTTGTGCGGCAATGCAATCTTCTTTGAATCTTGCTTCATGCTTTCTCCTTTTGTTGCTGAATGTATTCGTAAGCTTGTTGTAGGACGGCGATGAGTTTTGGGATGTCTTCGTGAAAGAACTCACAAGGCTCATCTCTATCGTCATGCACGTTTATACCCCACTCAGAATCTCGGTTACGCCAAGTTGAAACACCTTCAACATTTCCAATCTGGTTTTCAAATTCAAAGTTCACATCTTCTCCTTTAAGATTCGTGTCAGTGCTTCCCGTCTTTGGTCAGCATTTTTACATTCTACACCATGTTGCTGAAGTAGTGCAATCATTTCTGCTTTGTTTTCTTTGCGCAACAGACGGATAACTTCTTTATCGATCTTGGCGTCTTCTAGAGAGAGTCCAGTCTTCTCCATGTGCGTCTTAAGGTCGTGGCAATCATGGCACAACACTTGCAAACCGGAAGCATCGCAGAAAAGCCGTTCCACAAACCCTGCAACATCCTCCTTACAAGCCAACTGTCCAGCAGGAATCTTATGATCCACGGCTACGGATTTACTGTCAAATAGCTGTGCACACTCTGCACATTTGTAACTCCACTGGCGGCGCTTGTTCTCCCCTTGGTAGGGCACTTTTGCGGCGGCGAGGGCTTCGTATACGGCAGGCCATCGGCGTGAGAGCTTGCGCAGCCCTGAGCGAAGCCATACGTAGAAGTTGATGGGCTTTTTACTCATCCTTCACCACAAACACAATGCCAGAATACTTAATCCAGCGCTTATTAGAAAGATCAGGATAGTCATCTTCAATAAGAATGTTAGGATTGTCCTTGTAGAACCTGAACGTATCTTTGATTGCGTGCAAGTCCAGTAGTTTTTCAAACTGCTCTTTGCTGATTTCTAACATGTCATAGTGTTTCATACCTCAATCTCCAATCGTTCACACAATTTCTTCACATCCAGCCTATCACCATCCCATCGCCGCATGTGCACACAGTCAGCATACATTTGCCAGATTTCCATCCAATCTTTCTTGTGTCTACTGCCATCCCACGCAGTGTAATAGACGGGCTCAGGATACCATTTTCTGTACTGGTCAACCACGGCTTGCACAGCTTGTTTGTCCGTCTCGCACTTGCTAAGAAGTTTATACGCACCCTTCTCACCAAACTTCTTCTTAGCAATCTCAGACGGTTTGTAGCAGTCAGCAGGATCACCGAACAACATTTGAAAATAGACGAACAACCTCCCGTACCCTTTCACATCGTCTTTCTCAGTGATATACAACTTGCCAAGCCCATCTACAAACTCAGGTTCTTCCATGTGCAACCAGTTGAATTGCCAACCCGGAGTGCCGTTGTCGTCCTTATCGATTGTAGATGATACGACGTATTGTTTTGCTTTATATCCTTGGTACTTGTAGGCCGCGATCAAATCATCTGCCTCACCAACAGCAACTTCTGCGTTGTGCTTCTCTACAAGATACTGCTTAGCTTCCTCAAGATTGATAGGCTTGCTAACATCCACGCGGTTGTTCTTGTACTGTGTGGGAAGCGGGAGGTGCTTACGAAAGTTACTATTGCTGGGTCCAGAGACAACGATATGGTACGTGTCACATTTTGTCTTGCGCAATAACATGTCCAACATTTGCTTCATTGCATAGATCGTATTGGCAATCGGCTCCGGCGTTTGTACAGGCTTCAAGTCGTACTGATTGGCCTCATCCCCCGCCCACTCCTTGAACAATGTTACAGTATCAAATTCAAGCTCGGTAAGATTTTCTTTATGTGTTGCGATGACGCTCCGCTTTTCCGTTGCTGCTGCGCAACGATAGGCGAGTAGGTCGCCGTCAATCACAGTCAGTCGCTCTGTCATCAATCCCACCATCCTTTCGGCCCATGCGGACGAGTTTCATTTTCCCACTCAGGATAATCGATTCCAACTTTCTTCAGCAAATCATATGCGTTGTTTGGCATTTCTTCTGCTGCGGAAGCCACAGTAATCTCAGCATCTTTGAAAAGATCAAGCGCAGCATCAATGCTGAACGGAGTATCTTTAGCTTCAATATTGGCTTTCTCACCATATTGTCCACCAATAGCCTTAGCTAAATCGTCCCAAGAATTCAGCTCTACACGTTGGCAAGCAAGGCCAATACGAAGCAGGTCACTCTTACCAATCTTATATCCACGATCTTGATACTTCAGCAAGCGCATCAGTGAACCATAAGGGTAGCGCGTACCACTGTGGAAGCGGAGAAAACGCTGTGCAGCATGCTTGAAGAAATCCTCATGGAAAACAAAATCTTCCTTGTCGATGTCATATGCAGCCATGACTACAGTATAGTCAAAAGCATCGAACACAGCTTCAGCAGACTCAAAGAAGTCGAAATGCATAAGCTGGATAACTTTGTCACGATCTGCAAAAGTGATAGCCCTATCTGTCGCAGCAAGGCACCAAAGATTGCTGTCGTAGGCGTCAGCTACAGCTTCGATGAATGCTTGCTCAGACTTGAAATAAAAATCAACGTCGTTAATTGGCGCACTGGTGAAAGCGCTAGTCAGAGCACCGCCTGCAATAAATGCACCCTTCGGTAGGAACCCGCCTGCTGCTTGTTTGATTAGTTCCAATTCTTTCTTATGCTGCATTAGTTTTCTCTCCTTGGTAAACAAAATGCCCCGCCCCTTGCGGAGCAGGGCGTAGATCACGCTACATCAAATTAAGACTAAAAAGGACAGTCGAAGTCTGCGTCGTCGCCAGCAGGAGCGGGCTTCTTCGGAGTTGCTTGCTTTGCAGCAGGCTTAGTCTCTTGAGCAGCTTCCCCTTCTTGCGGCTTGCCGTTCGGGAACTTCTCACGAATCTCTTTAAGATCGCGATCATTCTCAACAATCTTCGCGTACACTTCCTTGGCGTACTTGATGATGTCTTCTTCATCGTGTCGCTCGCGAATTGCCTTCTGAATTTCGCTGCCTTGATAATCGTCAGCCAGAACAATCTTACGGATGTCAGCCATACGCAGCAGATCGATCTTAGCAATACCACCAAGTTCTTCTTTCACTTCCAGAAGATCAGTGTCATCAAAGTTGATCGACACAGCAGCTTGCAGAGCATCTGGCACAGCCATGCCACGCATCGTAGGTACGGGAGACTTGAGCTTCGTATTCACGTACGTCTTGCCATCCTTCTCCGTCTTCGTCACTTCGACGTTAATCATGAAGGGCTTGCCAAGCAGCAGACCAATATTGTTATGGTCCTTATTCTTGTAGTCCGCTTCAAAGATTTTGTCTTGCTTCGTAGCGTCGGCAATCTTCTTCCATTGGCTTGCAGGAGCGAGCGACCACGGTTTACCTTTGATGTAGTTGCCATCAGGATCGCGCGGCGCAACGGTCGTAAAGTTAACACCTTCACTCATTCCACGATTAACTTGGTGCAGCGGCAGACGGATGTTGCGGACGCCAATCTCACCTTCGTAGTCGTGCTGTTGCGTCAGCAGGTCGATGTAGACAGCAACCTTTTGCTCAAGGTCTTTACCCTCAACAGGCCACAGAATCTTGTCATCACCGTTCTCATCCTTTTCACGCTTGCCATTTTGAGTCGCAAACTTCGGATGTTTCTTGTGCTTGCCAAGATCAACCAGCATACCGACTTGTACTGCTTGCAGGCCATCTTCCGGCACGATGGGCACAAACTCTTTACGCTCGGTGTTTTCAGTATTAGCTTGACGATCATTACGTGGTTTAAACGACATATAATTTCCTTTAGATTAAAATGTTATGCGCAGAGCCAGCGCGGGCTTTGTCAGTGAAACGCACTGACTACGTTTTCTTCCCCTCATCCGCAACCATTCGCGCAGCTACGAACAGCACAAGAATGATAAACATCGTATTCACGAACGGGATAAACGAGACAACCAGCGTGCTAACAATCTGCCACCCTTTAAGCTTGTTATCTGCAAAATGCAGGTTGCACAGAATGAGTGCCAAGCACAGCAGACAGCTTACGATATAGAAAATAATCATCAATTCCTCACATCATCAGGTGCAGCAGATAACCTGCCAGCAGAGCAAAAGCCGTCACACCAATCAGTTCACAAGATGCTGTTGCAGAGTCTTTCTCCGATGGTTTAAACGTGTACGGGTTGAATGCAAATGTCTTCAGAAGAATCTCAAGACCAAACACTGCAACAATTGATAACGCCGGAAGCCCAAACGTCGCTACAGCGAACCAAGTCCATAACAGCGTGACTGCCCATGCGTTAAATCCTGTTGCCACAAGGCCCAATACAAAGTTACCAACTGCTGTTGCCAAACTCTTTTTCTCTTTCTTCACACATCCTCCTTTTTGTCATACATCTTCAACAATTCTTGCTCAATCTCATTGAACGTCTTAATCCCAAGAAGATTACTAATCTCAATATCGTCAACAAACACAGCTTCGATAATAATCTCTTCAGGACTAGGTGGCTCGTCAGATGATTCAGGAATGGCTTCGTAGAATCGAAACTCTACATCTAAATCCACGCCACGAAAGTTAATTCGTCGAGTGTGGAAATTCTTACTTGGTTCTGAAAAGATCAAGAATCACTCCCGTCTGGTCGCATATGTCCCTCCACAGTAAAATAAACCCGATCTTGATAATCATCCATTGGTAGGCTAGCTCATTCATTATCAAGCTCAGACATCTTATCCCGCAAATCATACATCTTCTGCAACGCTTCACGGCTCTCAAGCGCATCGTCTTCAGAGCGAGCGATGACAGATTGCAGACGAGCGATTTCTTGCAGCACTTCGTCTAGGGTCATGGTAGGTTGCTTAGCTGTCGTTTCTTTTGCAATCAATTCGTCTTTCTCATCCTTACCGAGTTCGTCCCACTGGTTGTACTGGTCTGCTTGCGCATTCCACTTTTTCTTTGCTACATCTTCTTCAGTCATTTTTTCTCCTCAATTTCAGAAACGTCATTCTACCCTAAATCTATCTCCGTGTCAACAAGATTTTCAGGATTCATAAGAAGCCTATCAATCTCGCCCCACAAGTTGTTCACCACGCGCATACTCTTCACTGTTCCCTTTGCATCTGCTGGCATATGGCCTTTAGAGTGCAAATAGTCGGCGAGCTTGAACACTTTCGCCCTGTACCAATTGTATTGCGCATCACGCTTCACGAGGATGCCTTTTGGGAATCCCTCATCAAATATGATGAAGTAAGGCACCTTAAGAACGATATCCTTGTGCTTAAGCGTGATGGCTTCTACGACAACTGCTGCGAGGCGGGCATAATCGTCGTCTGAAGCTGGGTGTGTGGCCGCTTTCTGCTCACGAGTTGGTTTGTGGCGAATAATCTTCTTCGTCATCATAAACTTTGTAAGCATCGAAGTGGCAAAACCAGTAATCCTGATTAACCAACTTTCCCGTGTCAAGGCATTTATACTCTATGTTTGAGTAGTGCCCCTGTGGACGTTTACAATTTGGGCAATTCATCATTTTCTCACAGAATCACAGCAGTTACGGTGTAACCGATATCTTCGGCATCAAACCCATCACTCGTCCACTCATCCCACAGACAATGGCCTGTACTATCGGTGTAAATGTAGCTTGGTCCAGATACCTTCTCAGGACTCTGCCCATGATCGCAATAGCCGTACACTTCAAGATTGCCGTCAAATTTCTTCAGTGCTTCGATAAGCTCTTTAACTTTCATGTTTTCTCCTTATGCATTCTTGTTACAATATGCGTAGCATCTTCCATCGATCCCCAACCGAGAGGATCAAAATCGGTCAAGTTGTCAAGTTCAAACTCACTAATAGCGTAGTCATGATACCTGTCCGGTTCCATTGCAAGAAAATGATTGGCAGCGCATTGTGCGTTGTAGAACGATGAAAACACACCACCGCATCCTCGATCATAAACGCCGGAACGTGTCACAACATAAACTTTCATCATTCCTCCTTGTCTGTAAAATACCTCTCAGGCACACGTTGCCATTTAGTTCCGTTCCAAACGTAGTCCGTCATTTGTCCTCCACAATAAATAACGTCCTAGAAATCTTGAGCCACTGCTTACCTTTTAAGCTAGGGTGTTCTTCCTCGTACACAGCATCAAGGTCTTTCACGTAGAACTGATACATCTGACTAAACTTCTTATCCATCTTAATATCAGCAAACATCTTGTTTGTTACATTGACTTGTAAATCATTGGCAACCCATGTGGTCTTGTGCATGAATGCTTCGACTTGGTGCACACGGAGCACAATATCGTCAACATTCTCGTAGAGCCACGATGGAACCGTATGTCGAACGTGCATTGCCATTTTCATTGTATCTCCATTGTCACAATACTCGCTTCAAGCCCATCCGCAATTTCTCGCAGCTTGTTTTCGATGAAACTCTTCGTGTAGACGTATTGGCCGTCTGTGAGGCATCCAGAGTCGATGTCGTCTAGGGTTAGGGTGATTTTAAGTTGCATATTAGTGGATGTCACTATACCTATCGCCGAATTTGATGTCGCACGCAAGCTCTCGGTTTAGTTTCAACTGCTCATTCACTTTCGTCATCGCATCTGCCACAAGCGCACGGTAAACCTCTTCTTCACCAATCGGCACCTCTGCGATAAGCTCGTCGTGCATCTGCCCCAACAGTTTCCAATTCAATCCTCGCTGCCTTGCAAGCCTCTCCGCGTGGAACAGCCACAAGTCGAGAATGTATGCCCCCGTACCTTGAATCAGTGTAGAAAATCGATCCTTATCCGAACGTAACGAATACCACATCTTATTGATAGGATTGATCTGCCAATCACCGAAGTCAGTTTTCTTGACAACCATCATACTAGCAATCTTTGCAATGGACCAATTCATCTTGTGATAAGCAGCGTGCAGCTTTTTCGCCACTGATTGATTCACTTTAGCTGTTCTAGCAATCGTGGCGACACCAGCCCCATACTGACATGCATAGTTAGTGGACTTACCAACAGCACGAATTTCATCAATCCTCTTAAACTTCTTATCATTCTCCGCAGTATGTTCACTGTCCGGCAGGCTTTTGTAGTGTGCATACCAATCGGCATCTTCCTGCGACATCAGCCCTGCAATCACAGCAATTGTGTTGTGCGGGTCGAAGCCCTTCGTCATTTGCGATTTGACGTACTCTGGATCAAGCTTCCACTGGAAATGATGTTTGAGTCTGTCTTCGAGGCTGCTAAGATCGCTACCAAGCAACTTTGTACCGGGTCGTGCCATTAGCAGCCCACGCAATTCTTCGCCGTACTTAACCCGCAAGCTTGGCAGATTAACAATTTCGCGATGTTGGCAACGAAGCGTGTTCGTCAATCCCTGCATTCGTGCCGTCACTTCACCATCAATATGATCCCGCAGGAACCCCTTCACAACACTGACACGGTGGTTGAGGATACCCAAGCCTGCAATGTGCTCGATACCTGCACACTTAGGAATCAAGTCTTTCACGCTCTGGCAAATCTCACCGCCCTTAAGATTGATCTGAGGAATATTCCTGTCAGGCTCACCATTCTCACCGCGAACAAACTTGAAGGTGATTGGCTCCCAACCCAATGAATCTAGCCAAGCTTTAATCTGTGTATGCGAAGCGGGGTTACCTTCCTTCCATTCCTTTACGACTTTGATATCTTCCTTGTGCTCAAATGGCAACCCTGCAGCTTCCGTCACTTCCTTCCAACGTTTACCAGCCTCAGAAAGCTCGCCATTCTTCTTAAACGGTGCACTAGGACGTTTCCGTACAACATACTCAGCAACCTTCGGCATCACCTGACGAAGTGCCTCTGTCTTCTCAATAATCGCTGCTTCAAGTTCTTCCTGCAACTTGATGGCACCCTCTACATCCAGCTTCCAGCGGTTTTCCTGCTGCTGTCGAAACTCCTCCATCTTCTGCATCAGGTAGGCGATAATCTTCTTGTGTGCATCAGGCTCTTTACCATACAACACATTCAACTTCGCCACTTGACGTTGCCACAACTTCTTCTGAATCTTGCAGTCTTCTGTCACACGATGGTTATACTCTTCCTGTGTTTGGTTTTCCCAATCCTCAATCTCAGGCTTCGGTACGCCAAATTCTTCGCCATACTCTGCCAAGCCGTGCTTCATGCGATTTGGCTCAAGATACCAGCTAAGCGGCAAAGAATCAATAAGGTTTACTTTGGACACATCGTAGCCAAGAAGCTTAAGAGCTTCCATATCGAACAGCTTGCCATTGTGCATAATGAGGGTGTGGCCCTCGTCCAAGAACGCCTGCACCTTGTCCCGCTCGTGCCCTTCGATAAGAATCGTCAGGGGTGAATCAATGTCGATTGCGCAGATGTTGTGCAGCCTCGGATTGGCCTGCTTCTGCATCTGCTCCAGTAGTCCCGAAGTTTCAATGTCTGCTGCAAATACACCCACACAACCTCCCTTATTTAACCGGAACTGCGTATCCTTCAGCCCTTAGAGCATTCTTGGCAATCATATCAAGCACTTGCTCAGCCGCTTCTTCATTGGCCATATCCTGATCCCAAGCACTATCGTCAGAAACCCTCACATTTACTCCGTGAATCTTGTATATGTAGTACTTGTTATAGCTGTTGTCTCGTTGCGTTTCAACAAACTCCAACCCAAACGCCTGAGCAATGTCCCACTTAGAAATGTTCACGCTTGCCATCACATTTTCCTCTCATAAGCAACACACTCCTGACGACTCGTCGGCACCATAACCTTACCAACAAACATAAACGACGGCACCGTTTTATGCTGTGTACACGACCACTCATCTTTACGGATTTCATACTTATCGGCATGATAATCATCCCAAGCGACAAACCCCAGAAAGATTAACATTGCTGCCAACACTGCCCACAAGAGTTTTTCCATCAGCAATCCCTCCACATTTCTGTAACAGGAACTTCTACCATGTTGTGCATCACTTGAAAAAGTGTTTCAGGGTCATGCTTTTTAAACTCTTCGACAGCTAGAAACGTTTCATCGCTCCGATATCCCGGAACATGATGGTAAGAGTAACCCAGTTTTTGATACAATAATTCCCGAAGACCATTCAACTCAGCTTGCCACGCGTTATAGAAATCGCCCCACTCTTTCTCAGTAACTTCATGATCGCACACGTACAAACCGCCAACAGAGTAATCTGAATAGCTGCCACTGCTGAACATGAAATAATACATTATTCTTGCTCCAAAAACAAGTGATCGTAGTTGTACGTGATACTAAAATCATTAATATTTACCAGACCGCTTTGTTGAAACGTTTCTGCACCGCTGTAAGGCGAGAATGCCTCACAACATTGAGCACACTTCAACTCATGCTTCAGAGCTTTCTGCACTTCCTCCAGCGCGGCAATCTTCTTTTTAAACTTCACGATGTACGGCGTGTAGACGGTTGCTTGCTCACGACAAGCATTTTCTCCAGCGCACAGCGATGTAACTTCTTCATCGTCAGATGAATTTAAAGCGCGTTGTGCAAACCCATCTGCTGCTTCGTTAAACTTCTTACGCTCGGTCCGCAGCTTGGAATACTCTTCGTACAAACCTGTCAGAGTGTCGCAGTTCAGTTTAATCTGTCGTTGAATTAGTGCTGCTCGCATTATTTACCCTCCGTAACATTTTTAAGCCAGTTTTCAAAACGTGTACTAGAGTGTGCATATTTGCGCATCCAAGTGTGTTCCTCTTTTTCGACGAAGCGCCGCTCGACAATTTCTTTCAACTCGTCAATGGTGCAATACTCCGCATCCCATTGGTCCTCAAGACCATAACAAGAACAATGACTTCCGTGCACCTCAAAGAATTTCTTCTCTTCGGTGTCATATCCTAGCACGTAAGCGTCACCCTCGTATCCGCCAGTATAATCGGCATAAAGAATCTTGTATTTCTTGCAAAGCTTATCGATCCTTTTCGGTTCAGCATCCTTTGCGGTGTCTTCATCGTCGCCCCAATAATACCTTTTGAGGCCGCCCACTTCAAACTCCTTGAAGACATCCGCAGCGCTGTCGAAGTTATGGTGGAATACCGGTGTAGCTGCCAGCAAAGCTTTCTTAGTAAGTTTCATTCTACAATCTTCCTTCCATTCGTCAATGTAAGCTCCCTGTCTTCCGCAGGGAGCCATTCCTTCCACGTTTTATTCCAAGGGCCACGGAACGATAACACCCACGTACGATCCTCCATTCCGTGCACTTTGTGCATCCTGTTCCGTGCAGTGTAGATTGGCTTGAGCGATGGTCGGATATCGTTAAACTCTGTAACAGTGATGCCAGACTTAACATCCTCTGTGAGACGACCTTTCAACACCCACGACACAGCATTGAACGCATGGTTGTGAAACGCTTCACGGCTACCTCGATCAAATCGCAGCAGAACAATACTGCCAAAGCGTTTCGACTCAAACAGCCAATACCCTGTCACGTTGGACTCAGGGCCACCATCTTTAGATTTGAAGAAGAATTTCATTTCTACTCCACGAGATTGTTAAGATATTGAAGCTCGCTAATCCACTCGACAGGGATACGCTTGTTAGCGGAAGAAAACCGCTGCATAGCTTCTACAATGTCACGAAGACGGTTGCTGTCGTGAATGCTCTTTGGCACTAGGCCGATTGGTGTAGAAACATTATCAATCATCTTGTCGAAAGTTTGCTTCACGATATTGTCCTCGTCTGTCTGAGGGTTCTCATATCGTGCAGGAATACTAATCTTCTCCTGAAGTCCTGCTTTGGCATCCTGCATGTTGTTCCACGAGGTGATGGGTTGTTTGTAGTAGTCTTTCGTGACAAGGCCAGCAGGCGACAGAAAGTGCTCCTCGTTTTCAGGAACTTTGTCGAAGTGGTCCAAATAACTATAAGTGATACAACCGTCTTCGTCTGCGTACAGAACTTCCGCATCGTCGTGACGAATCTTACGTTCACCAGAGAACCACTCGTAGCCAAGCTTGAACAGTTCTTCTTGAATTTCCTTGCTGTGCTGCGGATCGGTCACTTTGATTTTAATCTTCTTGAACGTCATATTTCCTCCTTAATATTGTTCAACAGGCACAAGAATACAGAAGTTTGTGCCGCTCGTCAACTAGAATTTTAGGTGCCGTGGCGTTCAGTGTAGCCCGCACCTTGTTCGTTTAGCTCTGCAATCATCTTGGCGCGGTATTCGCAGGCTAGACGGAAGGCTTCCTGTTCGCCGTATTTATTGATAGAGAACGCTTTAGTTGACTGACCACCATCTAAATTCATGCAAGCCGCCTTATAGTACCAATACACATTGCCGTTCTTGTCACTCTTACCATCCAGATACACTCCGACAACACCTGTAGAGTTGTTAGAATACTTGACTGTGTTACGAGTATTATCACTACGCTTCACCAGCCTTAAATTTTCAATGCAGTTATTAGTTTTGCACCCGTCAATGTGGTCAATTACTAACGTGTTATCTGTAATAGGTCCATGATGCATTTCGTAGATGATTCTGTGCACCTGATACGGTAATGACCTTCCATTGCCGTGATACAAAGAAACCGTCCAGTACCCTGTCTTTGATAAGTTCCCGGCCTGTTCTCCAGCTTTTCTAAAAACGTATGGCGATTTACTGTTGCCGCGAAATTTATCAACCTTCCAAACGATTCCGCTTGCGCTGGATGGGTCATATACGAAATTCGCATGCCAGTCCTGCCCGTATTTATCTGCACTCTTACCCGACATTACATATCCTCCAATCGGGCCAGTGCTCGACGTTTTACAACAATCTTACGGGCCGTACGAATCTTATTCTCCATATCCACATTACCCTTGTTGGCGTAGTAGCGAATCATGGTGGAAATAACTTGAGGCGTTGCGGTTTCAATGTACTCTGCCAACTCTTCAAGAGTACTATTCTGATAATCAAAACTCATATTACTATTCCTTAAAGCTTTAATTATACATCAGAATAACAATCTTGTCAAATCTTAGAAATGCTGAGGGTTAGCGGTAAGCCAGTCATCAAGGTCATGAATCTTGTGCTTTTCCATCTCGTAGTAATACTTTCCAACAATACCTGTGTCACCTACTCCTCGTGCCTTCGTAAGCTTCATAAACGTGGTATTCTTCTCAACCTCATCTTCCGCTTCTTTGTTTCGCATAAGAATTAGATTTACGCCACCACTCTTGAAGATACTGCTGTGGCCCATCATATCCTCTTCTGACAGGTCTGCACCTTTACTGTTAGCTTTCTGCCCTTGTCCCGACTTACGGGAATGGTTAACGTTGACAAAGGTAATGCCCTTCTTCATCCAACCTTTCATCCATCCCATGAACTTAGCTTGTTCATCTTCACCTAGCATGTCGAACACGTCTTGAATAGGATCAATGATAATAATCTTACACTCAAGGCTGACGATAAGGTACTCGACGCGATCCTTTAAAGTTTCAGCCTCCGCATCAAGAATGTAGAAACGTGGGTTGCCGTCTTCCTTGTAGAAGAGTTCGCGTTCCAAGGCTTTCGTATCTTCCCTGTCAATAAATGCCAAGCGCTCATCTACTGTCTCGAAAAGATTCATCTTAACTTCAGCATACGAAGATAAGAGGTTTACACCGTACTCGCCTTCGCAAGTTTCCATGGGAACGATGCCTACAAGCTTATTCTCGTTCATGATCCAATGCAGTGTCATAGCATCGACGTGGGTACTTTTGCCTGTACCTGAAGCACTAAGAATATTGAAAATGCAAACCGGCAAACCTCCCCGCAGCTTCTTTTGGAGTTTGTGGAGATAAGGCGGGAAAGATAGGCGAGGCTTCATCAAGAACTCTCGCATCTTCTCACTAATATCCGTACTTGCTGTCACACCGTGTGGAACATACTTCTTAGCCGCGTAGTAGTCGTTGATGAATTCTTGTTGCTTACCCTTTTCAACATATTCATCAGCGTCTTTATAACGCATCTTAAGAACCCAAGCTTTACCCTTGGGAAGAACCTTAACTATCTCTTCAGTTGCTTTGATGCCCGCTTCATCTTGGTCCATGCAAACCAGAACCCGGTCGAACTGCTCAAAAAATGCGTATTGCGCCTGCACTTGTTTGTGCGCCCCGCTTTCTCCCAACGTGGAGCACACAACCGCTACTGTCTCGTAATCCGTCTTACCACGGGCAACCTGATGCTCGTACAACATGCGGTAAGTGTTAAGAGCCTTAGTCTCGCCACCGCTGATAATACAAGTCTTGGTGTGCGTCTTAAAGCGGAACTGAAACACCATATCACACTCTTTACCAACTTGACCAATCGGGTGCGAAAAGTCTTTAGGAAACTTGCGTGTGCGATAACCACACAGTTCCCCATTAATCGTAGTCGGCACGTATTGCTTAATTGGCTCGCCGGTAGCTTCGTCATACTCATAACGTACACCAAAGAAAGTGTTAATCTCCTTAGTGATACCACGATATCCCTTGCCATCAGTGCCAGTGCGGGCCTTGATGCGCTCGTTTTCCTCTGGAGTGATTTTCTCCCTAGTCACAACTTCCTCCTCATAATCATCTTCAGCATCCAATCCTAATTCTGCCTTACGCTCATCGGAAAGAATGCTCTTGTTACAACTGTAGCAATAGCCCCCATTCCCTTCGCCGTACCAATGGAAGCCATCGCTGGAACCGCACCCTGTAAAAGGGCACGCATTTTTCCCAATGACGAATTCTGCCATCCCTCACCCCTGAAAAACATATCCCGGCTTCACCTTCTGAGCATCTTCCAGCGAATTGCACATGACAGTGCCCGGAGCAATATGGCCCTCTCCATTGGCCAGCACTTTCACCCAGTATTTGCCATAAGCTTCGTAAGGCTCGCCAATCACTTCTACAACGTGCAAATCAATAAGATTCATCACACCTCCGCATACTTGTCACCAACACTCACATGCCGCTCACGCTCCACGCCTACAACATCCATCTCTTTGTATCTAAACGTCACCATACCTAGCTTCTTATCAAGGTCGGTCATATCAATGAAGCCTAAGAATAGATACTTTGGCATTCGTCCTGTTTCGCCTACGTAGCTAAGCCATTGTTGCTCAATCTTGTCCGTGATGCTCATTGCAAAGATTCCTGAAGCTGTTTAACCCACTCGTTACGCTTGCTAACACGCTCAACCTCTTCTGAGTACTGTTTCCCATAGTACGCAACATCAGAAGAATGCTTCTTGATTTGCTCATTAAGCCACTTGAACGCTTCACCTTCTGTGGGGTATGCAGGAGCATTCGCACTTTCTTCGTAATAAGAAATGTCGTAATCAGACTTGCACATATCAAGTTGGTCCAACATAAAACTCTTAAGCGCCTTGTGCTCGCTCGTAGGAACAACCCAATCTTCCACTTCTTGACGCATTTGCTCGTAGCGACCCTTCACAACATTCAGTTCAGCGATTCGTTCTAGAGCACGCTTATGCTGTACAAGCTTTTCATCATACATTAATTTCTGTGCGACATCGACAGACAACATACTAAACGTCGCAAGATTACTCTTAGCCTCTTTCAAACGTTCTTCGTAAAACGGGCTTACAACATCTTCACGAAGTTCTGCATCTAATTTGTCGTCGCGCATATGAACCAGTGCGCCGAATGCGCGCGCACAACGTAAAGCGAACTCTTGAAACGTGGTGTCGCGTTCGTTCAGAACCGCTGTGTATCCTGTTGGCATTATTTCTCCTTAATTAAATTGCTTCTCAAACTCGCTAGCAAAAGCAAGAATCTCGGAAGCCAATGATTCCATATCGAATTGTCCATCGAAGTGAAAGCTGTCTTCGTTCTGCTCAAGATATGTGATTAGGTCGTAGAATGTTTGTTTCATGCTACTGACTCCCCTACAACAACGCCAAAACACCCGGCACCGAACATAAACAGCAACGTCATGAACCTAGTGCTTTCAGTCCATGTTGAAATATCAAAGCTGACACTGTAGAACGCTCCAGCAAGAAAGCCGAGCAGCGCTCCTAAGATTGCTAACAAGATTGTTTTCATTTCTTTGTCCAAAGGTTGATCTCGTGGCCAAACTGAAAGAACGCAGGAATAGTTGCAATTGGACCACACAGAAGCGACATCCCTACGTCAAACAAAGTAATACATTTCTCAATCTTAGCAATTATAAGCAATGTCAAGCCTGCCGAAACCAACCAAAACAGTAAGAAAAATATCATTTCACGTCCTCTGGAAAGAATTGCTTGTACGTCCACTTGCGGTAGTCCCACAGCGCCAAGTTGTAAGTGCCGGGAATGTCAATTTCATACTTGTGCCAGTTTTTGGAAGAGTACACCTCTTTGATTCGTCGCTTTAGATGGTTGTACACAATATCAACACGAATCATACCGATGATACCCCACACTACAGTAAGCGCCATAAACGCAAAAAGAAAATTAGTCATAACACCTCCAATTCAGTAGAATCCATAATCTGCATCCAACCCTCTTCGTCAGTGTACCAAGCATATTCTGTCAAGCCACTTGAATACAAATGCTGCACAATCGTCCCTGCTTTGTATTCGTGCTCATTGTTCTCAACAATAACCTTGTGCGTAGGCTTGAAAGGGAGAACGGGCCAATGGATCATTTTACATTCATAAACGGAACAGGTGCGCTACCGTACACCGACGTAGGAAGCTTACCGTCCCAACGGCTTGCACGAGTTTGCTCTACTTCGATACGACGCAGTTCTAGCATATCCTTGTTTTGTGCAAGAGCTTGTGCCTTCACACGGATGCTATCAGCTTCAGCCTGTGCAGCCTTGGTAGTGGCATATGCCTGTCCATCAGCACGAACCTTCTGTGCACTAGCTTCAGCCTCAGCAATTGCCACTTTCTGCTTCTGCTCAGCCTCAACAGTTTTCAGCTTGTTCTCAGCGCCTTGGCGAAGCTGCTCTTGCGTAACTTTCTCATTGATGGCTGCCATGTACGAGGGACTGAACGAGAAACTACGCATATCAATCGAGATAACCTGTGCACCGTACATGTCAAGCTTTTTGGCCAGCAGATTACGAATATCACCACTAACCTTGGCACGCTGCATAATCAGATCAGGTGCAGAGTATTGAGCCGTAACAGCCTTGAACACTTCTTGTGTGGCCGTCTGAACGTAGCTTGACAGATCGCCATCGTGAGAATATTTCTCGTACACTTCGCTAACTTTGTTGGTAGCGACGCTGTAACGCACAGTCATGCTCACCTTGACAGGTTGTTGATCGCTCGTGCTACCTTCCGCGTTCTCAATGTCAGCTTTCTCAGCACGGATGTTGAAAATGGTGAGTTTCTTCCACGGAGGCAGAACAACAAGACCCTCATCTTCAATACCGGAAATCTTGCCAAAGGAAGTGACAACACCACGGGAGCCGGTAGGTACAGAGTGGAATGGATTTGCACAAGATGCGAGGATAAGCGCCAGAACGCCTACAGCGCCGTATTTAATGTATTTCGGGTTGATTTGATAGTTCATAATTTCTCCTTAAATTACAGTTCTTTCCAGCAGTTTCTAATGACTTTCGCAATCTCTGGAAACGACATTTTATCTTCGTCATTCAGATCAATGATGCTCGCTCGCCAGTTGATTTTACCGTCCGAAGAGTTCATGCCTGCCCATTCCACCACTTGGGTTGGCAACATGGTTTCTTCTCCAAGATAGCGCGATTTTACTTTCTCTTTTGCCGCAACCTCAGGATGCTCTTGTGCATGCAAATTACAGAGTGTACCAAGTGCACAAAATTTGTCACCTTTACGAAGCTGACCAAATCCTTGCTTGTACTCCCCACTGGCTAGTGCAGCAGCCCATTTCCGTGCAATGCTACGTTTCATTTCTCTCTCCTTAGTTAATCGAAAGAGCGCCTTTCGGCGCCCCTCTACAAATTACTTCTGTTTCTTCCGACGAGCCAGCTTGCTCACGCCCACCAAACCAAACAGGCCGAAGCCCAAGCCAGCCATTGCAAAGCTGTCCGAGTCGTCTTCCTTTTGCGGAATCGAGACACGACCTGCCAAAGCATTTGCCGAAACAGACACCGCGCAGCAATTGGGCGTTCCCACACTCGCAGCAATGTACGGGGACGAAACGTCGTCAGCTTGCACAGACGGAGCCGACACGTCATCCGTAGCAACAGCCGTAGCGGAGACAGGATAGCCAGCTTGTGCAAATGCTGCCGAAGCCATCAGGGACATGACCAGTGCGGAGATAATTTTCTTCATTGTATTACCTTTCTTGTGTTGTTTGTAGAAGCGCTGTTGTTCAGCGCAGGCGTAGTATGGCAGAGGTTGAGCAAGCTTGTCAACAACTATTTTGCAGCTTTGTAATTCTCACCCGAAATAAGCTTACGGTGCATGATCCAGCCGCAGAACTGAGCACTCCACAAGTTGCCATCACGATCTGCATGACTGATACCGGGTTCCCACGTAAGAGGGCTGTACGGATGATTCACCCATTGGTCCACATCGTCGATAAACATTTTTCCTTTTGACTCTTGCATCGGAGTTGCCTGATGTTGCATAGCACTAGCATGCTTACGATCATCACCAACAAGACGCTCGTACACACCAAGAGAGCGCTCAAGATTGTAATCAGTGTTGCGGAAGCTTACTGCGCCAGTACGTGCAGAGGATACTTTGATAGCTTCTTCAAGCGTAAGAACATGCGGATCGCCATTTTCGCCATCAATCCAGTATATGATATTTCCGTTACTGTCACGGGAATCTTCAATATAAGGCAAATGCCACTCGCCCGGCTGCAACAGTTGCGGAACACTCTGCTCGTGGGCCTTGCGCATAGTAGACGCCAGATCGTGCAACGTAGGATCAGCAGCAACATCATCACGAAGCCAATAGTAGTTGTCCCACTCTGTAGCCGACACAACAGCTTTAATCATCTGGAACGGCTCTGTCAGACGATTGTACACTTGTTTGTGGTAGCCAGCTTCGTAGAACCGTCGCGACCATTTAATAGCATCTCGTTTTGCGAGTTCCCATGCTTGTTGAGGGGTGTGCCATTCTTGTCCGTCGTCAGTGTAAAAACGAGGTTCATATTTGTGTCCCTTAACAGGTGCATCAAACTCTTCACCCTTATCCTGCATGCCCTTATTAGCCTGCCCAAAGCGCACAGGCTTTCCCTTAAGCTGCTCAACCATCTTATCAAACGGGATGGCACGGGAACTATGAGCGTTACGTGCAAGCATTCCATGTGTGAGGAATTCGCACCATACAATACGGCTCACTTCAATTTCCATTGTAGTCAGGCGATGCCCAGAAGGAGATTCACTGTCCTTCAAGAGGCGTGCAACAGACCCTTTGCCAAATACTTCGATCATCTAACTCTCCTCAGCAGCAGCCAGCATTCGGCATAATAAAAATCCTCTCTTCGTACTCAAAATCATACAGCGTAGACACCATATCGGGCCATTCGCCGTCATCGATAATACAACCTTTTTGTGCAGCGATCTCTTTAGCACGGGCTAGATTTTCTGCCACAACAACTACACCACCTTCTGAATGCCAATTATCTGTACAATTTTTCACTTGTTGCCATACGAATATTTTCATTCCACCTCCGTCTCAACATCATCATAGACTTCTTGGTACACAGCAGCAATCTTGTGCCCAGCATCTTCCTTAAGCTTCAAAGAAAATTTGCTAGATACAGAGCCAACACCTTCCACAAAATCCATATCATACTGTGCAATCTGCCGACCAACGTACGCAGACAGATTATTCAGTTTCTCTTCAAGAGTGTCACCGTCAAGCTCCCACATGTAGCTCTCAAACTCACTAACAAACTCTTGTGTGCAGACCTCTGGACGAAGCTCAATTTCGTATTGCTTCTCGATTTTTACTGCGACAGTTTTCTTCACACAGCCTCCCAAGACACAACAGTTTTCGTCACAACCTTCTCAACACGCTTGACTTGACTGATGTATGGTTCTCCATAGTGCCAGTCAGTGTGATAGCTGCCAGAGCGGGTGTTTTGAATGCTGAAATAGTTTCCGTCATCATCCTTGTAAACAGCAACGTGATATTGATATTTATGATCTTGCGTCCACTCGTCATCTTCAACAAGTGTGAAGTCTTCTGGTAGTTCATCTTCACCAATAAACCCATCGCCGTAGCTGTCGAGATGTTGTTTTACGTATTCTTGCAGTTGTTCCAGTGTCATTTGTCCAATCCCTCCAATCGAAAATAAGCTTCTGTCAATTCAACAATTTTGTAGCGCTCTTGCTCGTTAAAATTCTTACGATCCTTGTGAAAGTAATTTGGCCCCATGTGGCATGTGTAAGCGGATTTTGCTGCTCGTTCGGATGGCCAAGCGACTTTACCAGATGCCACCATGACAAACTGCTCAGTTTCCGTGTCGAGAATTGCGTAAATGGCTGTCATTCTTCGTCCTCCGGCAGGTAGTGCAGAGGGTTGTAACCGCTATACCAACCTTCACCCATGATTTCTTCAAACAATTTGATGAACCCTTGATCTTGAGTTTTCAGCACAATATCGCCCTCATCAAGAGTGCCATACACTTCACTGTGTTTTCCAAGAATCTCGCCAAAGTAGAGGCTCTTGCCAATAGCGTTATCAACTTCTTCACTGTCTGCAATGAATGTACCTTCGACAGAACCCATACGGCCACAATTCCAGTAAAACTCGTAAATAGTTTTCATGCTTTCTCCTTAGCTATAAATAACAGCCCAAACAACTCGTGCAGGTTCGTTAGGAAACATTTCTTCCCAAGCGTTCTTTGCACTTGCTACGCAGTCTTCAATCTTGTTAGGTTCTTGTGTCTTACCTACAGAAAAGCCAACAAACCAATCGTCTTCATTGTAGTGATCTAGGCAGGTAATTTCTACATACTCTTCACCCTCGTAACAACACTTCCTAATTTCCTTAATATCTTCCTCAGTAAGTTTTGTTTTCGCCAGTAGAAATGTTTCCACTTCTGCAATGCTATACATCCGACGACCAATGCCCAAAAACGAACTGTGATTAACACTCATGGTTTCTCCTAAAACAAGAACGCAAACGTCTGTTGAATGATTGCAAAAGTGATTTCGTGACAAATAAGCCATTTGATGATTGCGATTGGCGAGAATACAAAATCTACAACTGCCCAAAAAATGCTGCCGTGAATCGTATAACCAACCATTGCTACCATAGTGCTAAAAATAAGCAAAACTAAATCTTTCATAACCCCTCCTAACAATAAAATTTATGCGAAGCAATCTTCCCAACAAACTTTCTCTCTTTGCTCCATGCAGGCTTCACAGCAACCGTGTGATAAAACTCTACACAACTTGCTACAACAGGACGCATCTTACTAGCTTCTGAGAACTTGTGCAACCACTTTTTAGGAATTCTTACGCTTCTTAAATTCATACCCTTCTTGTAAGCAGAGAATTGGTGTGGTTCTTTCACAACACTGCACACACTCTTCTTGCGCTTACGTGCTCTGTTGCGCACAGTTTGAATCACCGCAGCTACACCGCGTGTAGGTTGATTGCCAGCTTCCTTGTATGTGATGGCACGAAGGCAGATGTCGTCAGCGTTCTTGGCTTGAGCGCTGCTGGCAAGCATGAGAGCGAGGAGAAGCGCGTTGCCGGTGCTCAAGACAACTCCTCAATAAGCTGCTTAGCTGTGAACTCTGGCAAGTCTGCATTGGCAAAATCCCGCTCCGTGCCCCAATTGAACCACCACGTAAGATTGTTAGGATTTTGCACGATAAACAAGAACTCACCACGCCGACGGGTGTTGAAAGGTTTAAACTCTCCGGGAATTCCCCATTTAACACCGTAGCGCTCGTTGAGAAACAATTGCAGCTTACGATTCCACCACCAGTTTTCACAGGCCACTTTGCATGGTTTCAGGGGTGTCATGAGATGTCCTTTACTATCGTCATTACAAGACCTTCAAAAGGTGGCGTACACCCAAGACGGATATGTGGACCAAAATCTTGCATCAGACTCCAAATCTGAGTCCTAAGCGTGTCACCTTCTTTGAACTGTTTGATGTCAAAGTTCTTAACAAACTTTAAATCATCATAACGCCTATTATAAATCTTAGCGCCTTCCTTGGTCAGCACAACTTCTACAGTTTCGTTAAGATTGATTTCAAGTTTCATCGCGTGCAGTCCTCAAAAGTTATGGACATCTCCTGACGAGCTTTCTCTTCTGGTGTGCGGGTGTCGTCTACGTATGCTTTAGTGAACGTATCCATCATAATGCGGTTTTCCTTCTGCACATAGGCGTAGTATTCTTCTGCGGTAGGAATGTCAGGAGAATTGTCTAGCTTTGCAACAGCCATCAAGTCAGTGTAAGAGAAGTCTCTGCACCAGCAAAAACCTAGCAAGTCTTCTTTGGTCATACTTCCTCCAGTACAATGTTTGGGTTAGGCTGCGTCAGCTTGTCTATCTTCTCTGCAAGCCATGATTGAAGCTGTCCGGGGAACTTCTTGAGCTTAAGATTTACATGCTCTACCAACAGACCATTTGGATAACCGCTCGCGCTCACGACATATCCTACAACAGTTACACGCTCTCCGCATGGAGTTGTACCATCGCGTGAGTATATACCCTCCTCTACAACGCATTCCATCCCCACAAAATCTTCTAAGATTTTCCCATTACCTTGCACGATCACGCACACGCTGCCAACAGGATACTCTTTCATCGCAACCTCCTTAAGTTTGTTCAACGAGGCTCATACTACACACATCCTTCATCCGTGTCAACACAATTTTCTTACCAATTCTTATGTGTGCAGGGCTTGACAGGTAGAGGTGGCTGATGGTATTCTACAGCTTCTTATGAATATTTGGAGGGTGTATGAAAGTTAAATGTGTAAACGCTGAGAGTTGCTGTAATATCACAGTCGGTAAAACATATGATGTGTTAGATAGCTGGGGCGACTTTTATGAAATAACTAATGATATGGGCAACGACTCCCAATACCGAGTAGGCAGGTTTGAAGTCGTAGAAGATCAACCTAAGTATCCGTTTAACGTGCGATGCGTCGATGATGAAGGTTCCGATGGATTTCTTCGCAACGGTAACGTTTACACTGCGGTTGGTGAGTATGAAGGTGCTGACTTTGTGTTAAAGGAAGTTACGATGACGTGGGCAAAAAATCGTTTTGAAATCGTCAAAGATGAATCTGTAGACCACATGGCGGAGGTGCAGAAGCTACGTGACGAAATGCAGACTGCAATTTTCCAGACGTACATGCCTGATCCAGAAGAGGAAAAGCTTGCTAAAAACAAGTACCACCGCGAAATTAAGCCGGGTGTGTGGGTAGACGTTTATGATGTGCTGCGAGCGTTCAACGTCACTGATCCGTGCTTGCAACATCTTACGAAGAAATCTCTTGCGGGAGGTCAGCGTGGTCACAAAGACTTGCGCGAAGATTTGCAAGACATTTTTGATAGCGCAAAGCGTGCTGTAGAAATGTTTGATGAGTGGCACAAGGAAATCAATTTGGATTTTGGACCGATTTCATAAGTAAAAACTCGTCAGCGAGCCAGAATCATGCACCCCTTGGGATCAACGAGGGGTGTCTTCCATTTTCCCAGTTTTGTGCATCTTACTGCACTCTTCCAGATTACGCCTTCTGAAAAGTGCGTTTTAGCGCACCACCCCTCTACATCTCCTTCCCCAGCCGTTCAGGCAAAGCTTCGCCCTTCGGAATCCTCGTCCGTCAAATTTGGGCATGGCTCTCCCCTGCTACCTCTTAGGCTGCATCTTTCAGGCAATACTTCCCCTTACCCTCAATTCAGAGGGTTTGTAAGCTTGGCGACACTATTCACCCACATTCCATCCTACGCCTATCTTTGTGTGCTCTACCTAGTAGGTTTGATAGGGCTCACATAACAATGATCTGTTATGTGCCGCACATAAGAGAGAAAGCGTAAGAATTACAATCTCGTTACAGTGACAATGTGTTCAAGATACGCCGATATTTTCAGTCTGTACAGCAAATATTGGTGAGATTTGAAAGATTCTCACGCTGCGTTGTAAGAGTCGTCTGACATATGTATCTGAACGTCAATTGAACTACTGTCTATATGCACAGTAGGTGGGTGAAAATTCACGCCTACCATGATTCAGAACAGAAAGATAGTAGGAATTGTCTGATTCATGAAAATTTTTGTTGACGTGTGGTTTAGAACGCGATAAAGTGACCACATCGACAGCAACACAGCGAAGGCAAGCAAGAGATGCAGCACTGTCGAAGTTGTCAAACATATCTAACGAAATCAAACACTATATAGGAGCATCACTATGAAACAGGTTATCGCACGTATCTACCCGCTGACCAACACGCCTGTTATCTTCGACGTGGACAGCAAAGCAACTGGTAATGGTCGTCTGAAAGCCTTCATGGACGGCAAGGACATCGAAGTGGGCTACGATTTTTACATGCACACTGAACATCTCGATCCCGCGCAGGCTATGAAGCTGGCACAAGCTTATGCCAAGCATGCGAATATTCCTGAACATGATGTGTTGGTTCGTCAGCGCTTCCCGAAGTCTGTCAAGACTCCACGCAAGCTGAACGATGCCAATCTTGTGCTTGTTCAGAAAGATGAAGACAAGCAGGACAAGCCTGAAACTCTTCAACAGCTTGCGCAAGACCTGCATGACCAAGAAACGAAGAAGCCTGCACAGAACGAACAGAAAGCTTCTGCTGACAAGCCTCACGGTGCTACGATCAAACGTTCGGCTGCTGAGAAAGAAGCTACTACCGGCAAACGCAAGTATGAAAAGAAGACGAACAAGCGCTCCGAGGCCGCAATGAAGCGCTACCTTGACGAACTGAGCAAGACGGCTGCTGAATCGCCAACCCTCATGCAACCTGTTGTGCCGGGTCCGGGTGTGACGCAAGAGCAAGTGGACGAAGCTACGATGCAACTGGCCCTGAAGCTTGCTAAACTGCTGCAAACCATCACGTAACACCCTCCACCTCATGCAGTGCCATGCATGTTTGCCCCGGCTTCGGCTGGGGCTTTTTCTTTTTGTGCTCACGAAAACGCTTGACAGCTAAGATTCATAAGAATAAACTGAAGACTCTTAAGAATTCAACCAAGGAGAAATAACATGGACAAAAAAGTGGTGCTAAAGTGCACACCCGACGTGAAAGATGAGATTGATGGTAAAAAGTTAGCCGTTGTCGTCGAGACACTGAACACGTGGATTCGGCTATACGGACCTGATGCAACACTTGATATAGACACAACATACGAATACGGTGATACTTACGCTCGTGTAACAATCGTCCAGCGACGACTTGAAACTGATGAAGAATATTCAACCCGCGTATCGGCAGAACATATTGCAAAGCAGACCAAAGAACAACGCGAACGTGCAGAATACGAACGCCTCAAAGCTAAATTTGGAGAGTGATATGCAAATCACATCAGAAATTAATGTAGAAGCACTGGCTGAGCAGGTTGTTGCATGGGGTTTTGAAGCCGCAGAAAACCTAATCATAGCTATCGATGATAGTGCTCAAGACTACGAATTCACGTTAAATGTTGCGAAGAAATTAGTCAAGGCGCTGAAAGCCTGTAGTGTTGAGGATGACCCTTTTGACATCAACTCTCTGCTGGAGGACTAAACATGCGCATCCCACAATTCATTGAAGAACTGGTTGAAGAAGGAATCCCAGTCACTCTGCAAAAGGATGGAAAGTTCCGCATCGAAGGCTTCTACAAGAGCAGCGGTGTTACAATCTGCCAGCAAGACGGTAAGTGGGTAGCTTTCCAAAGATACGACAACCAAGACACTATCGAAACTTTAGAGGACATGGTAGCACTCAACTACTCATGGTGGCTGCGTTCCAAAGATCGCTTTGATGGATGGGCACAACCCGATTCCTTGTGGACTCCTCTGCTGCTGCGCTTCGGCTACATCAAAGAGAAGGCGATTCCTGCACGAACGGTTTATGAATGAGGAGGAATAACATGTACAAAGATATGATCCCCAAATATTGGATTGATGGCACTCGCATCATTGAAAAACGTTTAGCTGTTGCAGACGAGGCTAAATGGGAGAATGCTCCATTTCCTTTAGATGCAGTTGAAGCCGCATTGTGGCATCGTGCACAAATGGAAGCTTATCGTGACGCTCTTGAGATGATGGGTGTTCCTGAGAGTATTATGAAGGAAATTGGAGAATGATATGAATATTGACAAGCTCAACGCATCCCTGATGAATATTCCGTGCAAGATTCGCGATGAAAATTGGACCCCTGCCGAACAGTTCATTTACAAATTAGGACATCGTGACGCTCGACACCAAGCTGTGGAAGTGGTGCTTGAGCATGTGAAAGATGAACAAGATTTTCTCGAAACTTTGTCTGGCGCTGCAAAAGAAGCAAGTGATGAATGGATAGCCGGATATGTGCGTCAACATTTTGGCGTATATCGCTAGGAGGAACCCTAACATGCTCACACAAGTTGCTTTAATTGGTTCAGTCACTATATTAGGTACTGGATTCTTTGTTCTTCTTTACAAACTTGCAAAGATGGAGGAATAACATGCTCACACAACAACACATCGCAGCAATTGAAGAAGCTGCACAGACGCTTGAGTCTGCTGCCAAGCATAATCGTGAAATGGGGCGTACGGTGTTTGCACACTCTCAGCAGGAGAAGACTGATAAATTGAAAGAAATCCTGCAATTTGTTGCCGAGAGTAGCAAAACTAATAGTGCACCCGCTGGCGCGAATGCGACTGCACCTGAGTGCTCACCAACAGAGAGTAATAAAGCAGCCGCTGCCAACGCAGGCGGCCTGTCAGTGCGTGAGGCGCTGAGAAAGGTTCTGGACGAAATGGCAGTACTCAGCCCCGAAGAACTGCGCGCCGAACTGGACCGACACAAAGACGGCCCGATGGCTGTCGCACTGCGCGAAGCTGGGGCATTCCTCGCCGACAGAACACCCGCTGCGGACGCAGTTGTTCAGGAAGGCGGTGCGTGATGGCGCGCGTCAACACCACCGTGGAAGTCACCGGCGAAGAACGCGGCGTGTACCACATCCCCGGCGTGCACAACATGCAACAGACCCTGTGCGGTTACGTGGACTGTTCCGGCGTGGAAGACCACGACGCCGAAGACCATCCGTGCAACTGCCGTGGCTGCATCGACGCGCTGCGCGACATCAAGGCGATGCGCTTCCCGAAGCACTACTTTGCCGACGAAAGAGCAACCGCTGTGGGCTCAGGTGTTCAAAATAATCAAAATTAATCATTGACTAACAGCCATTTCCTCTCTACAATCAATGTACCAAACAATACAACGGAGGGCGGGATGGCTGAAATGTCGCTGGATGAAATTACAATTTTGAGCGTACAAGGAAGCGAGTTGTACGCTTACATCGAAATCGTGTCGTTAGGTAAAGACTGGCCTTCCGAGATTGTACAAGATGGGGTAACATACAGCTTTGAAGCTTGCTGGAATCTTCCGGTGCAAATGAAGAGTTATATTCAAGCTGCTAGATATTTGCGTAACAACTAACGGAGAGCTAAAGTGGACAAGACGATTGAAGATGTCATGCACTTTTA